TACTATATACAGGTGGATCCATGTCTAGAGCCTGTAGCAAGCAGTCTAGGGCCTGTAGTGGCCTGTAGGGCGGTAGTAGACCCTAGGGTGGCAGTAGGGCCTGTAGACCTGGTAGACAGTGATTATGCTCTCTAGGGTGTTTTTTGGCTAAGCTGCCGGGTGGTGGTGTTAGCTGAGGCTAGACCCTCTGTGGCTTGTAGCGCCTATATTACCCTAATTACCTTGAATTGGGCCTTCTAGCACCCTTCTAGATGTGAATCTAGACGGAATCTAGCGCCACTACCCACTAGAAGCCCTCTAGAGTGTGAAAATATGTGTGTTTTTAGGCACTTCTAGACCTAGTCCTGCTAGAGGCCGCTCTAGAGTGTGTCTAGAAGTGCCTAAAAATGTGTGTATTTTGGGCTTATCCAGGGAACCCTTGCTTCGCCAATACAGCAGATTTCTTATCAAGGGTTTTTAGAGCACAAAAAAGGGACCCTTTTGGGGTCCCTGCCTGGGGTAAACGGATAAACCAGGACTTAGTATATTAACGGTCTCCGCGTACACGAGCGGCTTCAGCAGCAGTAAGGAGTTCGCGAGTAGCGAATGGATCCACCTTAAGGAGACCTTCAGTATCGTATTGCTTTTTAGTTAGGATATTACCGGCGGTTACCATTAGATTCCCTGTACGGCTTGGATCCAGGTTATACCTTGTATCGTTAGATGCAAAATTGGTCATACCATTTACGACATCCCAGACACTCATTCCACTCTTAGCATTTTTCAATTGCATTTGAGTAAAGGTAGAAGGTTCTGTACCTGCCATTTCATAGGCTTTCATTGCGCGGTCGATAGGAATATACCTTTGGATATAGTCGTAGTCAACCTGTTCGCCTGTGGAAAGGATTGCCGATACGGCTTTTTGCATTTCGGCCAGAGAGGCATCGGTATTAACAGCTTTGCGGATGTTATCAGCGAGGCCAACTGGTTGGAACCCGGTAGATGCCATTTGGATCATATGTTCGTTGAACTCATGGATACTCTTATCGTTTAGACTGTGTAAACCATAGTTCTCTGCGAATGCAGTTGATGTCATACCATTGGTACAAATCAGACGATTCAGATATGGACTAACCTCGAGACCACGGGTAGGTGTATTGCGGAAGGTTACTCCAGTTTGGAAGATTTCCTTATCCATACCAGGTACACGTAGAATACCATGCGGTGATACACAGTTGATTTGAGATCCACCATACGCAGAGGAACCAACGTGAGTTACTCCCAGATTGTATTGGTCAATATAGCGGGATGCAAAATCGAAGAAAGATTCTTGCGAGATTGAGGCATACCCTGCAGGTAGAATATCAGTAATCTTACGAGTGGATGGATCCACCAATAAGGTTACCGTTTGATCATTGGCAGTGGACTTTGCCGTTTTCATCATTGTTACCAATTGACGAAGTCCATCATTACCGAACCCTTCAGAGAAGCGTTTAGCGAAGGCCTTTGGAATACGAAGGCGGCCAAGTAGTTTGGAGAATGCCTTATCGGTAACTTCAATGGTAATACCATCGATTTGAATGTGGTTGTTGTCAACCACGTTGAATTCACTTAGTGTGATTTCTTTACGGATGAGTTCCTTACCGATGGCTTCCGATTTAGCCTGGTTAAACATTTCGGTTGAGAGAGTTGTAATTGATGCCATATTGCGATTTATTTTTATACTTTAATTATAACAAGTTGTTTCAGTTTCTGAAAGAGTTTTTTCTCTAGGATGAGGTTTTTCTCACCTACTGTATTTATCCGATTACCTCCAACATTGAAGCGGTGATTGTCCATTTCGATCCTGGTTTGCCAGCCTCGGCACAAATAACATTCTTTGGATTGATCTTCTGTACAATGAAGGTCTTACCGTATGCTTTAGGATGGTTAACTTTGCAATTGGCACCTACATAAAGTTGGCTTTTTGCACGTTGCATATCCATTGATTTGCGGTAGTTGATTTGTCCTACAATGGCAGAGTGTACCTTACGAAGTTCTTCGGTTGACATTGTTGAGATTTGTTCGATAAATTGTTTTGTAATTTCCATATCCGTTTATTTAATTATAGTATAAATATAAAACAATTTTTTGGGATAAAAAAATATTTTAGAGACTTTTTTCTCTCTGGTGTGAAAAAAGTTATTAACAATTCTAGATCCGCTCCAACATACCTTTTAGATAATCCAACTCTTCAGTATAGATCCTGATTACATTGACGGTGGCTGCACGGCGTTTATCAGCAACCTCATCAATGGTTTCTCCTTCCTCTAAATAGAAATTATACTTACCACTATCCATCCGCTCTAGATCATCCTTGTATAGTTTGATCATATCTTTGCAGCGATCAATCCGTGTGAGGAGTGATGAGCGGATCAGCTGCATGTCTTTGTTTGAAAATTCTTGTATCATATCCGTTTAGTTTAAATGTTTAGGCTTCAGTTTCAGTTTCAGTGGTTTCAGAACCAAGGCCGAATAGTTTATCAAATTCAAGGCCTTGGGCTTTTACCAATTCCTTTTCCTTCTTTTTCAGTTCCTTCAAGGATTCTGATTTTTTGAATCGTTCCGTGTCGTAGTTCACATCACCGGCAGCACTGAGATCAAAGAACATTTGTTTTCCTACATGACCTCGGCGATTCTTAGAGAATACTACATACCTTTCATCCTGACTGCGTTCATCCACGAATCGGATCTCCATCATACCAGTGGTCATATGTTTTAGTTTATTACTTCCAACGAATGTACCACCTTTGTTAACCTGTTGGATATTGAGGAATGAGGTAAATTTACCGGCTTTGTTACCGCCGAGGTTGTGGCCATACATTAAATCCAATAACCACTTCTCTGAACCATTACTCGTCATGTGTGCATGTTCACGGATTGTCTGTTGCAGTTCAATGAAGGAGTCAATCAGTACCAGGTCATATCCTTCATCAAGGATTTCTCGTAGTACACGGCGAGGATCTTCTCCATCCTCGAGTTCCTGTGGAAAGAAGATATCCAGGTTACCAAATTTAGGATAACGTTGTACATATAGGTAAAGATCCACCTGGTTCATCTCAGCCGAGATGAAGAGTACCTTTGAGCCATGCTTTTGAGCATTTGCGATAATATCCAGAGTAACTGTACTCTTACCGACTCCAGGGTCTCCAACCACCATCCAGTTGGTTGCCTTAGGAACACCGCCATCGATACTAAATAGTCCATCCAAGGGGGTTCCTGTTTTGTGGGCGTCGAATAGGCCTTCAGCATATTTGACATCCTTGATCTGCGTTAAGCGATTTTGCAAAGTTTCCGTTTTTGCCATATTATTTGTATATAGTTAAGTTGTTTAACATTGATGAGGTACCTTCAAATCCAGGGATGTCCTTTTTCGTAATCTCCATTTGGCGGCCAGTGAAGTAGTCCAGTTTGGATTTGATGTATGGGATCCGGTCGGCTTCTCCCAGATAGGCGGCTTCTGCCAATGCAGTGGCCCAGTATTGGATTTTAGGTAGATACCCTTGTGGATGTTTCTCTGCGAATGGGTTCATATTACTTACCAGATTTAGTTTCCATTTCCTTACAGCGTTTTACCATCTCCTGGAACTTTTCAACAGCGTTCCATACAGGTACGCAGAATGCTTTTAGTAATTGACCGTTAGAGTCCTTAACCATTAGTAGATCATTTTTTAATTCGATCTGGTAGTTTTTAGTGGTTTGTATCATATTCCGTTTATTTAATTATAGTATAAATTTAATACAAAAAATTGGGATTTGAAAATTTTTGGGAGACTTTTTTTAGAGAAGTTATTAACAATTTGCGAATAGATCCAATTGGCGGAGGTTAGCCACGCGGTAGGCAGCCTGGACAGTACGGCCAATATGTTTTGCCTTTGTGGTCCAATCCTGGATTTGACCGTCAATGATTGCGAGGGCATGGCCGCTTACCAGTACCAGGTAGTGTCCTTTACCGTAGCGGTTGTAGAATCCACGGATATTAAGGCCACGAACCTGACCGCGGCGGTTAACATAGGTATGGTTAACTCCTTGAATCTCCAGGCCTAAGTGAGCCAGGCGGTTTCTCTGGTTTAACTGGTGGATGGTTCCCTGTACCCCTTTAGTACCTTTGCGTTCCTTACGGCCAAATTCGGCGGAAGCGATCTGGTGGGCTTCATTATAGGAGATCCCTGCGGCCATTGCCAGGGCACGTACGAAACAGTCGTTAGTTTCTTTTAGGTCTTTTGCTAGTTGGGGTTGATCAGTGTAGTTTACCATATCCGTTTATTTTATTTGTATAGTATAAATTTAATACAAATAATTGGGATAAAAAAATCTAGCATAGACTTTTTTCTCTCTAGAGAGAAAAAGTTATTAACAATCTACTTGTAGTCCTTACGCCACTGGTTGAGGGCGCGAGCCACGTATTGTCCTTCTGTGATTCCACTAGAGTCGCGTTCACTGCGAGGTTGGGCCCAGTATCTTCGTTTTGCTTCTGTGCGGGTTAGTTCCTTGGCAGCCTTGTACTGGGGATCGCGATGTTCGCGGCGGATCTCTTCCAGTTCACTTTCCCAGTCCTTGCCATAGGCGGCCTTTAGTTGATCTACTAGCGAATTACCTGCGTACTTCTCAGGTTCTCTGCCAGCCTTTGCCCGGTCACTGCGTTCTATGTGGCTAATAATTTTGTTCATTGCGCGTTCGCCGCGGCTTTCTCCGATGTATCCTTTTCCCATAGTGGTAGTATTTATAGTAAATATAACAAGCCAGTAGGGATTCTGAAAGACTCTTGCTTCGCCACTACAGGGATTTGGGTGTCAAGTGTGCCTGAGGGAGTGGATCTGTACTCATAGTACTCGTTGTACCTGAGGGTCTCGTATTTCAGGGGAGTAGATGGTGTGTCTTGTTGCTCGGCCGGATTTGGATTGACCCAAGAGACATGGGCTACCGGTGATCTTGTCAGTTGAAGTAGTTGAGTACTTTGAGTGGAAAAGCGGTATCTAGATAGATCTAGAGTCCCTGGTAGTCCCTATATATCTACTAGATCTGGAAGGTGGACCAGAGAGCCAGATTAGAGACTACCGGATTCGCAACCGCGACGACTGGTAATCCCTAGTGGACCACGGGAATGAGCATACTGAGTCTATATAGGGTTAGAGTAACGGGATCCTTTTAGTATTACAGATGGTGTGGATGTTTGGGATCTAGAGGTAGTGGATAGGGTGGTTTGAGCCGTTTGAGCTCTACTAGTAGTATACGCATATTGAACTTAGAGGAACATGCATTTAGAACCCGCTTGTTTGAATAGGGAGTGTTACCTGGCTTACACCACCGTCTCGAGGTCAACATCCAATTATAGAATAGGATGTATGCATTGGCACCTTGTGTGTATCTCTCTGTGTTAATTGGCAAACCCCAATCCTTAATTAACTGTACTGTCCTCTTTTCATTGTCCAGTTCCAGATCTCTAGAAACGGCCATCCACTTTTCAATGTTCTTCTTAGACTTTCCATTTAACCACTCTTCAATATGAGCCATTGACAACCCAGCTTTAGACCAAATAGGAATCTTTTCGTCCCATTGGGTAAAGTGACCAAATTCATGTACCAGGACTCCATCTGCTACTGGATTGAGCATGGCTACTGCCAGTTTCCGGTTCTCTTCATCAAAGTATCCAGAACATTTCATACCTTGCCCTAGCCTTAGGTATCCTACAGGTCTTAACTCTACCTTTATACCAGCGCGTTTACATTCTGCTTTTACATGAGCAATAAAGGCTTTCCATTTAGGATGGTTGAGTTTGTTGGCAACTGTCATACTATTCAGTTTCGTCTGAGATAATAGTTCCGTACTCGGCGGCAGCTTCAGGGTTTCTTTTAGAGAAGATTACATATGCACGATTAAATCTAAACAGCTCCACCTCAATAGGCCAAATGGCTGCATCTAGGGAATCGGCACGGTTTGTTTGTATTTGAAGTTCTTGCCTGGTTTGTACCAGCTTTTCTTCTGTTTGATAGAGTTCAAATGAAAGACCTGCAATGGCTCCAACCATTGCAGCAATCAGAACTCCTATACGGGTATTCATATGGTTGTTTAGTATTATATGCTTAGACCGGAAAAGGTTTACAGCTTTACCTCTATCATATAGATCTTTTGGGTTCTTTGATCTATATGAAATGTTAGGCTTTCATAAAGCTTAAGATCATCGTTAATATCTTCAACAGCTATGTAAAAGGTATAGCCCTTGGTGGTACTTCCTGTAAAACGAGATTTCCCTTTTTGTAAAATCTTCCAAACTCTTTTACTCACTGCATCTGGTGACAAGTAAGAAGTTACCCATCTGTTATTTTTCTTTTCAACTACAAATTCTACTGTATCACTACAGAAGGATTTTACATGACCCATCATAATGTGGTTTGCGGTAGTTTCAGAATCGTAACGGGGAATGTTAACATACTGGGCTGATACCAGTGAAGGAATTGCTAATAATATTGCAAATAATAGGTTTTTCATTTGAATATTATATGCATTAACCTAAAGGGATTGTTTTTGATCCTCGCGCTTTAGTTTCTGTAGAATACGGGCAATTTCATCGTCAGCTATCCTGATTGTAGCATCGGTTGCCTTCATGCGGACATCTAGTTTAATCTTTTCTACATACCTCTGTAGTTTATCCGATATCTGACCAAGATTGTCCATTTCATCAGATATTGCAGTTTCGCGGTCTTGTAGAGATTTGATCTTCATTTCCTTAATCCTGTCTAGGTCAGTTGTATCAAGGTCTCCCTGTTGAGATGAATAGTCCTGTCCTTGTTCCGCTGCTTTAAGTTCATCCTTAAAGGCATCTACCTGGTCTTCCTGGATCTCAAGTTTCATTAACTCCACCTTTGTCTTAAATAGATCATCGGCGAGTTTATCAAGAGCACGTTTGGTTTTATTATCAACAAAGAGATTACGAATAAATCCAAAGAAACCTTCGTTAATAATTCCAGAAAGTTCTTCATGAGAAACCTTACCCTCTAGGATCTGGTAGGTTTCTTCCACTAATTGGAATTTTTCGTATGTCTTTATATGTTTCACTTAAAAGCTCTAATAATTTTACCAAGTATAATAAGAGGTAACATCATTATAGTTCCTTGTAAAACAAATAAGGCAGCAGCAATATTACCTAGAGTACTTATCATTTGTTTATATATTCTTAGAGCCAGGTACCTGCATAAAAGTGATTACCGAATGCTTCAGGGTGGTCTTGCATAATACGATCCGGCATGTAAGGACTTGGATCGCCAACACGATTACGATAAAATGACCAGTAAGGTAATTGCGTATATCCACCTACATCATTCCAATTAATGAGTTGTTGACTAACAAGACCTAATACAAAAGGCCCTGTTGGCATTACTCCTTCACCGTATGTAATACTAAGATCTACCTTTTTGCATTCTTCCATACATTTTATCCATAAAGGATGGTTTGGAACACCTCCCATAAATGCAGACATCATATAGAAAGGGCCATTGTCAGGTAAATCATTACATAAAACAATAGGATGGTTTATTGATAATTCATTAAGAGTGCGAATAGGTGTTACATCAGCATCTAGGTAATATCCACCCCACTTATTCATTACATAGAATCTAATAAAATCAGAAGCCTGTGATGGATTAACTACTTTATTTATGACTTCTAAATAATCTTTATCAAAATACTTTTCTGTCATCTTATCATTAGTCCATATCATATATTCCCAATCCGGCATAAGAGACTTCCACTTATTAACATTATCAATAAAATACTGTGGCGGCTCTTGTTTACCAACCCATATCATATGAAGTATTTTAGGGATATCTTTAGTTATAGATTTAGTTTTCTTATATGCTATAAAATTATCCCAGACATCACCAGTTCCAAGATGGGTATGTATCTTAGTTAAACCTGGAAACTCTATCTCTTCGTAAATAGGCATATAGTTTATATGAACATCTTCAATAATGTATATGCCATCATCAGCAAGATTATTTACTAATTCATATGCAGATATAATTTGATGATCAATTAGATGAGAACCATCATCAATAATAAAATCAAATTGTTTATTTACTTTTTTTGTAAACTTTCTAATACTATCAACGGAGGATTGGTCTACTACATCTGTAATAATTCTATCGTCAGAGAACATAACGGATTCCTCTATATCAACTGCATATATGGTTGCATTAGGAAAAAAGTCTCGCCACCCTTTAATACTTGCGCCTGGTACATAACCTTTTATACCAACACCACCTTCCATGATAGGAACTGTACCAATTCCAATTTCTAATACATTCTTCGCAGATTTTCTAATATCTTTTAGAATGTTAAAATAAGCCGGTGAGTATGTATGTAAAACGGTAGGGCATTTATCCGCTTTATACTTTTCAAATAAATTACATAATTCTGTTTTCATTTTATTATTTTTTTTGAAAATATTTAATCATTATATGTGCTGATTTGTAATTGGTTGCAAGTGGTATGTCATGTACATCACATACTCTCATTAACATTTGGATGTCAGGTTCATGTGGGTGTTTATCAAGAGGATCTCTAAAAAAGATTACACCTGTAATTTCCCCTCTTGTCACCATTGCACCTATTTCGGCGTCTCCACCAAGAGGGCCGCTGTTTACTCTTTCTACTTTATCAACACCGGCATGTGTGATCATTGTACCGGTTGTACCGGTTGCAACAATGTTAACATTACTTCTGTTAAAGAAATCTAGTCTTTTCATAACGAAGGCAACCATATCGGCCTTTTTACCATCATGGGCTATTAATGCAATTTTCATAAGTACGGTGTTACAAATTGTGCAAGCTTATATCCAGTAAATGCTCCTAATGCAGCAGAAACAGGAAATACAATAAATTTACCTAATGATGTTACATATTTTGGTCGATTGACAACACGACCAACAAAAAAGTAATATGCCAGATAACTTAAAAGCACAGCGATATCAACTTTATTTGAAATGAATACTACAATAACGGATCCTATGAAACCGTATGTAAAGTTTTCAATTACTGCTCCACCTATTTCTTTTTTCGGAGTTTCTTTATACTCTTTCTTAATCTTTTTTATGCTCATCCCATTTAGGTGTTAAGGTTGCTTTACAGTCTCTATAGATAGTTCCCTCAAATTTAGTCCAATATTCTGGGTCGGCTTGACCTACCAAGATTTCATATCCCATTCTACCTAATCTTTCAATTATCTGAAATGATTTCGTAGTATCATTATGTGCATTGGTTTCAAACATAATCTTTTCTGGTAATTTAACAGAGTCAAGTTCCCATAGATCATCCAATATTGATTCTAAAAGATCGGCATCTATTCCTTCAGTATCAAGCTTAATGTACTTAATACCACCTATATTAAATTCTTTTACAAGATTATAGAATGATATGCTAGGTACATGTTCTATAGAAACTAATCCTTCTTCAAGAAGGTTTCTACCTTTAGGAGTATCAGGTCCTTTCCAAGCAGAATGCCATTTATCAAACTCTTCTATTGTCTCAAAATAATCTAAATGATGATCATGAGGATGACCTATAGAATTACACCCTCTCATCCATTCAAATAACCCATGTTTCTTTATTACCTCAGGTTTAATGTAATAAATTGGAACAGGTTCACTGTCTCCAAATAAGAGTGCTGCATTAACTTTTATTACATTTTCTTTATTGGGTAAATTATCGAGGTAGGTCTTAATTGGTTCAATGACCATGCCTACCTCTGATTCTTTACAGGATTCCATGATAGTGTTAAAATCACTACTACCTACCTCAAGAAAGTCTAGGTAAAGTTTACTCATGGCTTCCTCTCAATACCTTCCAAATTAATTCAATAAGACTGTTTGCCTTAATTTTTTTACCTTCAACATTAAGAAGGTACTTTGACTTGATTTTTAAGTTCTTCATTATAAATTCGTTTTCTAAGTTCAGTGCTAGAGAAAGAGTGATCACGTTTATTATAAATGATCTCTATGCCACGATTACTGCATATCTCTCTAGCGGTAAATTGTTTACTTTGATATTCATCGCCTATAATCCTAACATGAATATCAAATGTTAGGAAGATATCTTCAAGATCCTTTTCAGTTTCGTATGGTACTATTTGGTCAACCCATTTACATGCGGCAAGTTGAATGTATCTTTCAACTACTGACTGTATAGGCTTATTCTTATTAGGCCTATCTATAGTAGGATTTGTTTGAAGAGCAATAATAAGATAGTCGCAATGACCTTTTGCCTCCTCTAACATTTTAACATGCCCTGCATGAAATAGGTCAAATGCAGAACATGTAATTCCTATCTTCATATAAACATATGTTTATCGTCAAGCTTACCTTTAACGAATTGATTAATAATATGTAATTGGAGTTCAGTTTCATGATAAGCCATAGCTTTAACATAATCCCATAGGCAAAGTTCAGGAGCAAATGGGTGAGGTTGGGATAATGCCCATCTCTTAGCATCTCTAAATCCTTTTACAGAATAAGGGAATACTTCTTTAGGTTTCTTAACAAATAGTGATCTCAAAAATCTCATGAGGCGGTTTTTTGTTTTATTTATTTGCATCACTATCCTTTTTGCCATTATTTACTCATTTTCTTTAATGCGACCCCAACTTATCTCAATTGACCCCCTAAGCCATGATAGGCTTAAATACTTATAACCCGCAAACATTGGATCTAAAACGATTGCAATTGTAGGAATAAGATAAAGTCTATCCCAATAAGGTACATATTCAATTTTCATAATTTTTATTTTTATATAAAGTCTATTGAATTTGTTTCTGGATCCCAGTCAACAGTAATACCATTCGTTACCTGTTCATATCTTTCATTAAGAACAGCGGCATTAACAAAATGTATTCCATTATCTTTCTTATATCCTCCACTTCCATGAATATGACCAAATACATGAATCTTTGGTATAATGTTATCAACATAGATACGAAGCATTTCGCAGCCTAAGTTAGGTTCATTATAAGGTGCACCGCTTATATCTAGGTGACCTTGTGGTGGACCGTGTGTGATGAGAATGTCAGTATCTGGAGGAATCATTGACCATTTTTCTTCAATATCTTCGCCTCCTCTTGGTAGATTAAATGCCCAATTATAAAACTCTGGCTGCCAAGGACTTCCATAAATCTTAATTCCATCTACATCAACCCAGTCGTCTTCAAGATATGTAATAGAAGGGAATCCTTCAAGTATTTCATCCATTCTTATTGGATGGTTTTCAAACATACGATCATGATTACCTGCAATAAAGATAAGCTCTTTATAATCCTGTTTTTCAAACCACATAAGAAAGTCATGGACATCATTTAGGTTATATCCGCTATTCATAAGATCTCCACTATGAATAAGAATATCTCCACCTGGAAGATCCAACATTCTATGTTTCGTATGTGTATCGCTTATAAATGTTATTCTTTTCATAGTTGTGATATTTTAAGTTCTATTTCTGATGTTTCTTCACGAGTAAGTCCTTCGCAATAGAAGCGGCCCATACCAAATTTTGATTTAATTTGACTATAACTAAACCCAGGCTTTTGTATGAATTCTTGGAATCTTTTATCAAGCCATTGAATAAATTCGGCATCTCCAACAGCAAGGCCATAATGCCCTTCTTCTAAGTATTGCTTATACTTTTCGTTAAACTCCCGTATTGTCATTTTCTTTTTGATTTTCTAATTCTTCTAATTGTTCTTCAAATCGTTTAATGCTTCCCCAAATGATTGATGCATTAGGATCCAATTTTAAGATCTGCTCAACAAGTTCTTTTTCTCTACCTCTAGAATAGAAGCCACGTTCAATATCATCGGCTAAATTTTGTAGGTGGGTAGGTCCTGAAATACTAATCCGCAGATCATAAGAAGCCCATTTAGTTTTCCAATCCCAGAATAAGATACCTTTGGTTAAGTACCTGTGTAGGTCGTGCAAAGCCCTATTACGTACTCTCACTAATGACTTATCATTACCAAAAACATGTAAGAATCGTAAGAACCAACGTGGACACCAAGTAGGTTTAGCTTCATAATCCATAGCAAGAACCAGCGGATAAAGTGCTCTGTAGTATTCACTATCCTCTTTATAGAATGTGATATTTAAGTATCCGTATTTTTCCAATTTCTTTGGAAAGAAAATGTATCTTAAGTCTGACCATTCAAGGTTACGAGTATGAATCATTCCTTTCTTACGGCCTCTCCAAAATAAAAGACTCTGTCCAAAGTCTTTAGCCTTTTCCTTAAAGGATCTCTTATCCTTTACATAAAACTTACTCTCTTTTGATTTTGCATTTCTCATAGCATATCTCTTAATATTAGCAATCATATTACTCTCCTTTTAGTTTTTGATTAAACAGTTCTTTTGCTTTGTCCGGGTTACCATCTTCATCCCAAAGATTATCAATAATAAACATGGCTTCTTCTGTATTACAGCGGTTCTCAATAACATCAATATATGTTTCAACATCAACACCTAAACCAGTTGCAAACATGTCATCCATTATATCATACAGTCCTAACATTTTCTACATTCTTTTTAAAGTTTTCAATTAAACCCTTTATGTTCTCTGCGCCTACTGGGTTAGCAGATTGAATTCTATACTCTGGCATTGAATGTTTACCATCCAAGCAGAATTCAACCAACCATTTGGCACAATCAAAACCGCTTAAAGTTTCTCTCTTTAATGACCGGGCCTTTCTCTTACTCATACCGCTAGATACGCGGTCTTTGGCAAGATCTTCACCCAGATCATGATCAAAACAGATTACCGTTGGTAAACCATTGAATTTGATCCACTTAGTAAAATCGTTATAATTCTTTACCCATACAATATCATAATGGGTTGGGTTAACACCAGATACCGCAATCCAATTCCACCAAATGCTATCCTTTGGATCTCTGATATCATCTAACCATAATAAAGTTTCCATATAACAATAATAACAAAGGGACCAGGTTTTTGAAACGGTCCCTCTATTATTATATGAAAAAAATGTAAAAAGTTTAATGAATGTTAATCTAAAACATCCCAGATCTTAGCGTACTTTTCTTTAAAGTCTTCGCCATAGGTTTCATCCCAGATTCTTGCCAATTCGCGACGATCAACGTTTTGACGATTCTTAAGAATCTTTGCTACTTTAGGATAAGCAGAAACAAAGTCTTCATTATACAGTTCTTTCCAATGATCATGAATGCCTTTCTTAACATCTTCACCTTCATTCATACTTTCATTCTTAGCGTTATCATATATAGATTTTAACCAAGATTCAAATTCCTTAACATCACCTGCGGTATCTAAACCTTTATAACGATTATCGGTCTTAAATGCTTTAAGAAAATCTTTAAAGTTTTTGGCTTCTTGAGCTAATAGGTCAATCTCGGACATAACACCTTCTGAGATAACTAATTCGACATCACGGTCTTTACCAGCAATTGCCACATTAAGTTCTTTCTCTAGGCCTTTCTTTTGAGCGGTGAGGTCCTTAAGTCTTTGTAAAAATGATGCCTCGGCTTTTTTATCACCAGATTCTTTAGCGGCTTTCCAATTAGTAACAATTTCAGCCATATCATTTATGATCTTGGTTCTGTCTTTTTCAATCTTTTCAATTGTACGACCTTCATTAACAGTAGATTCTGCTAAATTATTTTTAAGATAGTCTAAGTCAATATCAATCTCTATACTCGTATTTGCTTTTTTGGCTTTTTCATTATGAGGCTTAACCATGAGTTTATCATACTTAATCTTTGTTACCTTCCAGTCTTCACCGTCTTTAAAGGAAATAACATCACCAACTTTATAGTCTTTAATTGATAGGTCTTTTGCTTCATTAATAAATGAATCAATGTGTTTAATATGTTTCATAGTAAATTACTTATTCTTAAATTTGATTTATACCAAAGTACTCCAAAAACTCTGGTGAAAGTTGTTCTTCTTTTGTAGGTTTTTCTATAGCTTGTGTTATCTTATCAATAAACGCACTTTTTAGTTTGCTAATATCAAGATACGGCCCAGTGAAACTTAGATCTTTTGGCTGTTTATCCAATTCCTCGAGTTGAACACTAATAGGAAAAGATCTAGAAGATCCGCCAGAAGAAAATATGTAGAATCTTTTTCTGTCAGATCCTTCTAATTCATTTACATCAACACCGTTACTTATATCACCATACTTCGGAACCCAAATTCCGGTTGCCGTTTGATTGTTAATTTTTACAGAAAACTTAATACCTTGCCTTTGCGTAGTATACGCTTTCTTATCAATCGGAGTATATGCAATTTTTAATTTAACGGCTTCATTTAAGAAACTTTCAAATGTTTGTATGTGCTTCATGGTAAAATATTTATTCGTTATCCTGAAGTACCTTGGCAAACGATTTAGCATCAGTTACCTCTTCTCCAAATAGTTCAATTGTTTCATCATTAAGATTGATATAAATCTCAGATCCTTGGTGTTTCATATCAAGAATAATTGTATCATAATTCTTTCCAATTGCAGTACCACCCGAGATTCTTTTACCGGCTTTCTCTGCCCAGGTTGCAGCTTTCTTTACAAGACTAACTGCATAAGAACCCTTTCTCTTTGCAAAATCCATGATATTTGAAGGTACACTTGCGGCTTCACCAATCATAGATTCATTTTTATCGTACCATTCTTTGGCAAGTTTAACCAGTTCATCGTATGTGTATTTACCGGTAAGTGCATCACCTACGATAGTTTTACTCGATTCATTATCATACATAGATACATTATCAAATCCAACACCCGATGATCCTTTTTTTGGATCAAATCCTAGTTCAGTACCAATTGTTTTAGAAAGACTAATATTACCACTAAATTGATCACTATAGCGCAGTTTTCCTTTATTTTGGAATCGCCTTGCGTTTGTGTTTTCGTTTAGAAATTCTTCGTATTCTCTAATATGTTTCATATGTTATCAATTATGTTTGTTATTGTGTAACTAGGCCATGGGTTATCATAATTAACATCAAATACCACAGTTTGTGGAATTGTAACAATAGGGTCAAGACCTAAAGATACTATATCATATGTTTTATGATAATGTTCATTATTCCAATGTAATGCAGCTCCGTCTGAATAATCGCATACCGCTCTAAATGTTATTGACTTAAAAGTATAAGTAATTTCTAAAGTTGGGCGGTCAGAGCACGTATACTTATTTGTATAAAAATCTACAGCATAATGCTTTCCTTGAATGCCGTGAAATTCCAAATCATATTGTGATGCATCTTTTGAAACTTCTTCACTTACATTAGTATCTTCTTCAGAATAAACCTGTTCGTAATTGGCACTTACATTAGCTTCTTTATAAGATGCATCAGCAGAAACAGAAAAGTCAGTTGAATTATCAACTACAGTTTTGTTTGCATAAACATTTTTATCATACTTGTGAATAGTTTGCTTCCAGATTTCACCTTCAACAATTTCTATATGGGCTGGGGCATTTTGCGGTGGTGCCTTACTTATCACCGTGTGGGTGTTTAGATATTCCTGTGATTTAGCATCTAGGTTACTTGAAGAATAAGTTAAACTAAAACCATCAGGATCGGAGTCAGTTACTTTTGTTTTTGTACCACCTTTTCCACTATTACAAACATCTTTTTGCTTGTTTTGCTTAATACATTCATTATAGATATACTCACCGTATTCTTGAATGCTGTTAAATCTTAATGCCATTATGTAATTTTATTTTTAGATCAATCCTTTAGGAATTGATTTTCCGGCTCCACTTCCACCTTTTCTACGAATTGCTTCTAATTCTTCAATTGCAGTCTGATGGTTCTTTAGGTAAGTGAGTAACACACCTGTTATACGATCAGGATCAGCCAAAGATAAAATCTTTGCAATAGAGTAATGAGCTAATTTATGGTTCTTTTGAGCCATTTTAGCATCAGCAAGCATTTGTTCCAAAAGTCTTACAATTTGATCACGATGACCTTGTAGAGAATTTACTCCACCAATACCCCTATTATGAATTTCAATAGAGGAAGGATCTGCACCATCAAAGTTTGGATCCTTATCGTTTTGTACTACATTTTGTACAAATGATTCTGATATGAAGTCTTTATAGCTTTTCATTATTTAATTCCTTTAATTCCGCTATTGCCACTCGTCTTCTTTGGTCTTCCAGGTTTTTTAACACCTTTAATACCAGATGTACCGCTCGGTTTTGGCTTTGGTTTAGTTCCAGAGATACCAGATGTACCGCTCGGTTTAGTTCCAGAGATACCAGATGTACCGCTCGGTTTAAACCCAGAGATACCGCTTGGTTTATGTGGTTCGGAATATCCTACTAATGTTGAACTCTTTTTACCACTAAACGTAGTATATATTGTTGCAATAACAGCTGCAATCAATAAAATAATAAGAACTGTATTCATTTGTACTAATTTATTTTATATATTAGGACAATGACAGTTCGGTTTTAATTTGGGTTATATGTTTACATTGACCGCGGAATTTTCCGGCTGGGCAGTCACAAGTGAGTGCGTTTTCTCGCCGTGTCACCGTGTATGTATTTCCAGTGGATCCTGTCACCGTGAAGGTTTCCTTTTTTAGATTTGCATAAGGATTAATATGTTCCACATCTTCGAATGTAACATCATCTTCGACAGGAATCCAGCCAGGAAACAGATACCGCTGACCACCTACCACTGCAAATGCCGGTGGATAAATGTGTTCAATGCGGTATCTGTATTTCTTAGGCATGTTCGGATATGGTTTTCATCAATTCTTCAATCTCTTTTCTGCTTAACCAACCTTGGACATCATCACCGAATCCAAATTGATTAGTAACGAATTCACCGTCCTGGTCAAAAACAGCAATTTCAAATGCTTCATAATCATCAGCAGAATCAAAATCGGTTCTAGGAGTTGAATATGCGAATTGACCTGCCACAACAGATAGTTCATATCCGTTAGGAAAGAATGTACGAGACTTCACTCCTCCGTGTGGGTGGGGTGTAAAGATAATATCAGAGAATTTCATTTTGTTTTAATTTATAAAATAATAACAAGTTTCTTTATGTTCTGAAAGATTACCAAGAAGATTGGTAATAAACATCATAAGGTAGATTACCACCTTGATCCATATCGGCTAGGATAGGTTCAATGAATTTGAGAGTATCTTCAATATCTCTAAAGTAATACTCATCATATTCAGTCCCACCAAAAAAGAATCCATCAGCGGTAGGTAAAAGTTCTCCTGCTTTAGAATTATCTGCCAAGACTTCTTTACAGGCCGTGGATAACTCTTCTAACTGTCTAGGTGAAACCCATGCCTTTTGGCATTCATCCTTACCTTCTTGTACATTATCGACAAACCAATTATGAATATGATTTGCTTTACGCCAATAACCAGCCTCTTCCTCAAGGTATTTGATTTTGGTCGTGTCAATGTATGAAGGGGTTTCTCCACCCTGCGTGACGGTCACTGTGTGTTGTTTTTCTTCTGGAGTATGATCCCAGTTTTTAACGTAATGTTTTTTGGTAAGATACATGTCTAATCCCATAGTTTCTATTTTTAGCTGTTTAAGAAAATTCAGTTGAAGTTGATACTCGGAGACCATCTATAATTGTATCATAATATGAAGGTCCCCATGTTTTATGTCCTAATTCTCGTTGGTGTTTTTCATATTCTGCATTATGTACCCAACCGTCAGGTTGTCCCCAATCAAGAGCCATTTGAATAAACTCTTCAGTGGGAATCTCTTCGCCGTACTCATTAACAACACGGCCTGCGCGAATAAATTCCAATAGAGATTCTTTATGATGATAATGGCGGTTCTTATGAAAATTCCAACAGAACTTCCATCCACATGATCTCTTGCCTAAATGGACACTCATACCTTCTGTAAACTCTGACCAAGGACTGTCATATTCCCATGAATAATCAGAGTCATGAGTTGGTATTGTATTAAATCCTCGTTCAATGTTACCTGGTGTCATTTCCATCTCTGCTACTCTTTTCATAAGAAGGGCTTTTCTCTCCTCCACTTCAGAGGCAAGAGGTATACGATAGTAATTAGTTCCCATTGTTCTTACGATAAGAAATTACAGAAGTTGTTAACTTTCCAAGCTGTTCCCAATGACTCATCATAACTCGTTCATTACGGCCTTGGGTTCTTTTCACTGGATTTAGTTGATATGTTACATTCTGCATTGTACCCCTGTACCACATTCTACGACGATGAGTACGACGAATGTAACCATTTGTGTGTAGTGTGTACATGGCAGATGTTACCGGGTCAATATATGCAATTGTACCATTCTTCTCATGGCGAGAGTTGGTTGCATTAAGAAGGCCAATCTCTTCGGCCACAGATTCTACCGCTTCGCGGAATTGGTGAGTGAAAGTATTCATATTATGCATATTGGGTTTGTTCATATTGAGCACGTACACGATTTTCAAAATCCTCGGTGGATAGTTGAAAAGGTTCAGTAAAGAGGACTTCGTGGTCGATGTATTCAAACTTCTCGTGGCCGTTTGATTCATTAGCCACCATGTCAGCGAGAACCGCCTTAAGATTAGGCACATACATAACAAGGTCAGCGTCGGCCTTGATCATAAATTCAAAACCGCCTTTAGGTTTCCAATGAGGACTAGTAGAATCACCGTAGTTCTCGTAATACTGGGTTGTGATGCGAATGGTTGTATCCATATTTCCGTTTTTAATTTATATAAATATAATACAAATAATTGGGATTTGAAAATAGTTTGGGAACTTTTTTCAAAAAGTTATTAACAATTTCGTAAACCCAGTTTAGCGATTCCATAGCTTACCGCCACCTCGGTCCATTGTACTTCATTAGCGAAGTTCTTTTTGTTGTAGCGGATAAAACCATCATAGACCGGTTTTTCTATAGTCTCCCCCTTTTTTAGTCTTTCCCATGTATCCTGGTCTACTGAGATCTCCTGGGCTGCGGCGTAATGTACTGGGGTTACCTCGCGGCCTGAGTGGATTACTATATCCTCTACGACTTTTAACTTGTATTCTCTGTGTACCATATCCGTTTATTTAATTATAGTATAAATTTAATACAAATAATTGGGATAAAAAAATATTTTAGTGACTTTTTTCAAAAAGTTATTAACAATTTAATAAAATTCTTGACGAAAAGTTTCTTCTATTGATTGGCATTGTGATATTCCATAAGATGTCTTATCTGTCATATAGAGCACATAATCAGAGTCATACTTCTCGATTTCGGTAACTTCTTTAATAGCCCTTTCAGTTGGAATAACCACATTCTTTGCATACTTAAATGCATTGGAGTTTTGTAAGTCAGAGAAGTTCATGCTCTTTTAATTATCAAACCAAAATACTACACGAACCTCGTTTTCACCTTCATCCTCTAAGGCTTTCATTGAAGCCAATAAAGCCATCCATTCAACTGGTGGTTTGGTGATCTTTTGATCCCATTCTTTAGATGCTTTTTTAGCATAGATCTTATAAGCCTTCTTAAGCTCTTCTATACTCATCCATGTGTGTGAGTGCCAATCTGGATGTTCAATATGCGTAGGTTCACCATTTTCATTAATGATGATTTGTCTACCCCAGGTTTCCCATTTAGTTGCCTTTTCAAGAGTTACGAAACCTTCCCATTCTTTGTCTTCATGCTTCTTAGGATAGATGTGCATAAATGCATCACTGGCTGTAGTCCAACTCATCATGTCTTTAGGTAATTTACCTTTGGGATGAAACGATTCGTCATACTCACCGCGGACGCCTGCCAAGATGGCAAACATGATATAGTTACGACCAGGATTTACTCGGTTACCATAAGCCAACCAATAAGGCTTTTCACCTCGAGCATCTCGCTCTTTAGCTTGTTTTTTGTTTCTGTACTCAACGTACATATGAATATCTGCTCCCATAATTACTTTTCTATAAGGTCCATCATATCACTATATGCAAGTTCACATTCATGGCTTTCAGATCCACCTTCCTCAATCTCTGATACTGCCAAGTAATAAAACTCCATAAGGTCATCCTTAAGTTCGGGATTCTTTGTGATTAATTCTTTTGTCTTTTCTTTAAGTTGTGCTAGATTCATGATAAGTAACAATTAAGTTCATACCCACCGTTTCCCATGCGGTAGAGTTGAATGTGTAACCAAAATTTTGCTTCATTGCCAGTGCGGTCTAAAGTAAGTGGGAATGAATACTTCACCGTGTGCCCATATCCAACATGTTCAGTCCATAGGCGGTCTTCATAGATTACAGAGTAACCTTTTTTCTTTGCATACTGTTCGGCTTCTATCAGAGCAGCTGCTTGAGTTGCGTGGTATACTTGCATTATTTTCGGAGTTGAGGCCAGTTTTTAATTAACATTTCGCATAGTTCATAATCTTCTCTTTCTTGGAACAGATAGAGAAAAGCCTCGGCGATCTTAACATCGTTAAAGTCTCTGTTTGGATCTTTTGGTACTTTACCATCAAGAAGTTCCAATACATTAAGATCATGTAAGAGTTCGGTGGTTTCATATTTACTCATTCCAATTAGGAATGCATCCAAAGAATCTTTAGTTATGTACTTTGTATTTGTCATATGCAGTCAAAGTTATATTCAGAGATTTCAAAAAGATTACCATCACAGAATTCAATCAGAAGATCATTGACTCTTACTAAGGCCATACCTTCGTTATAGTCTAATAAGTTGTCAATGGTTATCAACTCTAGGTCAATGTTATAGTCTTCAATTAGTTGAATAAAATCGGCCGCAGTGCGTTGTTGGGCCCATGCCCGGATTACAAGAGGTGTCATATTATTTAGATTGAGATTTTTCAAAAGATGCGAATAATCCTATGGTACCAAGCATTACAGCTATACCGAAGAATGCAATTTCATTAAGTACATCGGCAAATTCGATGTAGGATAGAATCTTACCAGTTGCAGTCATATAGGCCACAGTAAATGATACGATACTCAGAATTAGAGGGTTGCGGTTGATTTTGATTTTGTTTTCCATATCCGTTTTATTTTATATAAATATAATACAAATAATTGGGATAAAAAAATTTTTAGGAAACTTTTTTCTCTCTAGAGTGAAAAAAACTGAAAAAAGTTATTAACAATTTGAAAATCACCCACACCGGGTACACCTCTTACTTATAACTCCCACCACCTATCCATAAAACGAGAGATTTTCTCGTACCGGCAGTAACTGGAGTAACCCTATGTAAAATGTAGGATGGAAAAATGATTACAGCACCTTTCTTCTTAGGAAGAGTTTCTGGTTCAATACCACCTCTTAACATTTGAAAATCTCCACCTTCATATTCAGAACCATCTGACAATTGAACTGTAATACTTATCTTTCTTTGATTAAGAGGATCACCACCACCTACATCAAGGTGAAAATCGTAATGGCCACCGTCTTCATAGTATTCCGTGTATTGGATTTGCTCCTTTAACTCACCTAATTCAAAATGCCAAAGTACATCATTGGCTTCAGAAACCATGTGGGCAAGTTTTTCGTAGATCCACCTATACTTATCATCAAAAGGGATCCATCCAACTGCACTCTTTCGCATTGCCTCATTAATGATACCGCTATCACTAACAGTTGCATTTTCCAAATTGAATGAAGACGACATTCTCTCTATACGAGTGATCTCTTCATCAGTAAATCCTCCATCAAACCAATACCAATTGGTAGGATCAGGAGAAACGGGTTTTTGAAATTTAATCATATATAGTATTTATTTAGTCCCACCATCCTTTAAGGCCGCTACCGTCAAACCACTTATAATAGTGATCATCCTTTCGTCTTTCTTCTGGTGTTAAATGTTTTACTGTTTTTTCGTAATCTTTATAATATTGACCTTCTAAAAGTTTCCAAAGTTCTTTCCATTCTTGTTCTTCAAGTTTTCTAGCATACTCATAAACCTTGCTGTTATGATTCCTTTCTTTCGGGGTTTCATTATCAACTAATTGGTAATATCCTGGGTGATCTTTGGCATCTTCAAATTCAAATCCATGAAATATTACTTTACCGTGTTTAGCCTCAGACATTTCAATATAACTGTCTTCACTAATATGTTTTAAGATTTCAACAACTCGTTTCATTGCTGTAACCTTCTTTAGTCGAGATTCATCAATCTCGAGCCCCTTTAATTCAACATTAGTTACAATGTCATTAATTGCAATTTCCATGAACTTTAAAGTTCCACTATAATCCCACCAATAATGCTTAGAAAGAGCTGCTCTGAATTTCCAAACATTTTTCCAAAAATGAGGAACATCATAGCAAATCCAAGACCATGCTTTATTATACCACCTATTGGCTCTAATTATCTTTTCTATTGATTTACTAAAACTATCTGCAAATTTGACTTCCATGTCTTTTATTTTAAGGTATCTTTTATAGGTAAAGACTGGGTTTCTACTCTTTTTGTATCTATCTGAGGCACTTTTTCATAGACTTTAATTTTTATCGTATCAACCACAGTTTTCTTTACCTCAATAGTATCATAAATAACTTTATCATCTTTCTGTAAAAAACTCTTCTCTACGCGATTTGATCCTATATGCCAAATGTATGCAAAAATGACCATAGTTATAGGCAATGTAATCATGCCTAAACCAAAGATAAATAGGACTCTAAACTTATTCATTTACGATATTTTTATATATGTTTGATAGTGAATGTTTCACATTTGAGCGGATTTCAGTTTCCATTTGCATTCTGCGTTTTTCAACTTCATTATCAAATATTTTTGAAACTCTACCAAATGCCTTGGCTTCAAGAGGTATGTTATAACTATATGAATGATTTACAATAGTCATTCGAAGATCCTCTATAATGATAAAGAGTTGATTATCATCACTCTTAATATATCTTTTTCCTGAGATTGGAGATATGAGAAGAACTGTATCTTCTTTTGATATTAGTTTTCTACAAATTGAAACTGCCTCAGATTCATATTCTCCATGCTTAGGCTGATTCTTACTAGGATCAAGGGCTTTAATAACTTTTATTGCAAGTTTTTGTAAAACTCTTTTACTAGTGTGATAGTAATAAGGTGATAGTGTTTTCATAAATGAATTTAGAATGGTAAGTATTCGGTTAGTAATTGATGATGTGTTTCTTTGTATCGTAAGACAGCCACTTCTTTGGCTTTTGCCTCTACCTCGATATCAACATCATGACCGTAGTCATTGATCTGTTCATAGATAAAGTCAGCATGTGCCTGTGCTTTAGCCTCATTGTTCTCAAAGGTACGTCGGCATGAAGAATAGTGAAAGAGCGGTTTGATACCATGATGATGCCATGTAGACATTGCCAATTCAAAGGCTTCTCTTTCTGAAAGACCACCGTCATTGAAACGGTGATGGTGGTAGTCAAATGTAATAGGTACCTTTACCGCCTGAAAGATGCCGTCATAAAGATCTTTTACTGAATACATACTTCCCTTATCGTCATTCTCCACAACCAGGCGGGATTGTGCCGAATCCGAGAGTAGTAGATAATTACTCGCCCATCTAGACAGTGTATCTATCTTACTGTTATATACACCATTACAGTGGATGTTGATGGGATACAGGTGAGATTGAGGGAGACCCATTAGATCCATGATCTCCGCATGTTGGTTAAGTTCTTTGATTGTTTTCCGTACAAGTGTTGGATTAGGAGAACCTAAAACATTGAATGGGCCTGGATGAAAGGATAGCCTTTGGCCATACTTAAGAGCAAGATTACCTGCTCCACGAAGAAGAATTGAAATTTTACGATAATCTGGAAGGTCTTTGATTTCGTACTCTGACATCCAAGGAAACATATCAGAAGACATGCGATAAACCTTGAAACCGTTTTGATCATTCCATTTGATGATCTCTACTAGGTTGCGAGCATTAAGTAAAGCCAATTGACTTACATGTTCCAATCCCTTCTCATCATACGTGCGACGTATGCAGCTGTTATTGACCGAAACCCTTTTAGGTCGAAGGTTTAGGTTGATACAGCAATATCCTAAATTTGTTGCCATTACTCTTTGTTTAATTAAATATAAACAAGGTTTGGCATATCTGAAAGTTTTAGATAAACAATCTTATTACCCAAACCCAAAAAGATATGCCGGTTATAAATGCCGCAATCCAAAACCAACCCACCCAGGATATTCCTAAGAAGCCTCCTTTTTTCATAAGTCACATAATAGTTCGCCTGGATAGTTCTTTCTATTTGAACTCTTAATTGCTCTTAACCAGGCTCTCGTTACATAAATGTTATTATCTGCAAAAAATTGAGTAGGATATGCAGTTTGCAAATCCCTAGCTTGAAACTTTATATCTTTATTATAGATATAGTCCATTTGTTGCTGTCTTGTGTAATACCAAAAACTATTTTGATTCCAATAACTAACATGTGTAGGATCCTGCCATGCACCTCGGCCATCAGTTGAAGGTACCTCAATAAATGCCCATGCACCATCAGCAAGTACTCTATGAATTTCTGACATTGTATGATGCTTGTCTACAAGATGTTCAATTACATGGGACGCATTAATTACCCCAATCTCACCATCTTTAAATGGCCATTTTTTATTTAAGTCAGCCGTAATGTCACCGTTTGTAATATCAACAGATTCATAACCTGGACGAGGATAAAGACCGCCGCCAATATCAATTTTTCTAAGTCCTTTTAGATCGGCATCTCTTTCTGCTAATCTTTGTTGCCATTGATTAAACATTTGCCAGGTACCATCTTGGATAGCTTTATTTCTTTCTAACCAAGTATTATCTCCATGAACCCTATAGATGTAGAGAACCTTTGGGATATGTTTAAACTTAGTAACTAGGTATGTTCTAATCATTAAGTCCTGGTCATCAAGAATAGAAAGATTTACATCATGGCCGCCGATCTGACGATAAACATCGGCTTTCCATGTTCTTACATGATCTGGTGCAAAAAAGATCATTGATATTGCACCGCCGTCCGCGGGGAACCCATCATGTGCAATTAACTTTTTACCCTTCCAATCAAATTCACGGTAAGTCCAACCCATTGCCTGATTAAAGGGAATAGTGTTATCTCCTAAGATTGCATCATCGCTATAAACAAATCCTACATCAGGATTTTCTTTATATGCTTTGGCCAATTCATCTAGGCAATTAGGTAATAGAATATCGTCATGATCAACTTCAACTAATACATCGCCTGTACCTAAATGAAATGCTTTATTCTTTTGATAACCTACATTAGGACTAAGGTCACATTTCTTATCAATGTAGATTTTTACTTTACCATCAGAAGTAATTTCTTCAGGTAAATCAGATTTAGAAACAGAACCATTAAGATAAAGAATCCACTCCCAATCTTTATAGGTCTGCTCTTTTATTGAATCATACAGCTCTTTAATAAAAGTAGGTCTGTGTGTAGGTGTTATTATACTAAATTTCATAAATTTATTTTATTAATATGCGTCAAAGAAGAACATATGAAATAGTCTTCCTGATTCTTTTGATTTTCCAAAGTATGATGTGGCTGCATGTATTAGGCTTGCATCCCACATAGCAAATCGATTGTACTTATTACCGATTCTATCAATTTCTTCCCATTTAGAAGGATCTAAAAAGTCATCATGTTCTCCACCTACAACTCTTTTATCGAAGTCTCTCATTTCTTCTTCGCTCTTCCACCCACCATATTTTGCAGGATTCTTATCCAACCAAGTTTCTTTTCTGTGGCGATAAAAAGATGTACCTGCTTCAGGTGGTGCATCAGGTGTTAAGAAAACTACACCTGCAAATCTTTGTGAGTCATAATGATAAACAATAGGATCGGTTGGGGTGCAATATTGAAATACACCATTATGAGGTTGGCTTGTCCAATTACGAATCTTCTTTCCTAAAACTTGTTCTATTTTTTCACGAGTGCCTTCTACTATGTATTTTAATTCTGTTCTCTTTCCTTTATGATAACCACTAGGATTAAAATCAAGAGTTAACGCCAACTCACGAATGATATCAGGATTTTCATAAAAGTTATCTATTGCAACTATAGCAGGGTGAGCATTATCATTTACTTTAGTTAAAGGTCCTTTAGTTACGATCCGATAATCTGCAATAGGTATTTTTTCAACTAATACCCATTTACCTTTAATCTTTGCCTCAAGAATAACCTCTCCTTCTATATCAGATTTAAATGTTATACTAAAACCTGAATTACTTGAGTTAGGAGTAAAGTCCGAATACACAGAACCGACATCTGATCTTAAGATAGGATATTTGATAGAGGCGTCATAAACAGTTTTTCTATCTAATGATACCAATCTTAAATCATCAATTTTTGTTTCTTCACCAAAAATCCATCCTCTTAAGAGGTAAGATTCATACGAAATGTATTCATTTTCATCTAAATAAAACTTTACCTTTTCAATTGAACACGAATGCATACTTTATTTTATTTTTATATGTAGTTTTTCTAATTTGTTTATTCATTACAATATTTTAGAATAGTTGGCATATATCTTTCATATTCTTTTGGAAAATTTTCAGCAAACTGCGCGTCTAATTCTTTCGTTAAATCGATTCTGCTTTTTTCGTTTTCTGGAAGCTTCATAGTAGCCTTCCATCCCCAAAGATGAGTAATACCAGGATTTTTCATTTTTGATGAATCACCAATCCATCCTTGCAAGCCTGCGTCATATTCTAAATCCATTATGGACTTTACGGAATAACCTCTAGTATTTGCAACAGCTGCAGCAACCCTTTGTTCAATAAATGTTATTAATGAAGATGAATGAATCGTATATGCATATCTTTCAAAACCATGTGTACTAACATTCTGTGGATCAAAGTTATTATTCCTAGCAAATGAAGTTGCAATATCAAAAACTTCTTTACAAAATTCAGGTTTATTAACAGCAAGTACTGCCACATTCAATGAATGATTTAAGAATCTTAAATCAGGATACTTTACAAACCTATCCTTAAACATATCCCAATTAAAATAGTTAGGATAATAGACAGGTGTGGTTCGATTTTGTACATTATCATTTATAAAATCAGAATGTTCAATATGAGAGCATATAATATCATGGGTTGTGTAATCATACGGTTCATTTTGAAACAGGTCAAGATCAACACTAACAAATGGAGTTTTCTGCAATGAGTTAACATACATTTTTGCATATGCCCAGAAGGTATCATGATTTATATCTTTTGCAAAACCTTCAGTGACTGTCTTTGTATCAATTTCATCCCACAGACCAAGTAATCCTAACTTCTTTATGTAGTCATAAAAATTACTGTCACAATATAACTTTATAGGTCCTTGAAACTTTTTCCAATAAAGACAAGATAGAATCATTGTAATTGATTCAAATCTCATCATATCATGAATCTTAGTAGTACCTCGCCTATTAGTTGGAGTATAAACGGTATGTATGCCTAATGTATTTTGGGTCATATTAATTATTTAACGGTGCCTTAATACCAGGCTGCGATTCATATTTACCTAGTTGAATATCTTCTTCAATAAGACACTTACAGAATGAATTACTGTTGAATTTATTTAATCCATCCATGAATGATTGCCAACTAATTGGGCCTTCCCCACATTCACCGCCAACAGTAGGCCACCATTCCGTGTTAATATTTAGTTTAGGTAATTCAAATGATTCTCTGGTGATTTGTTTTTCTGCTGCTTCAATATGATTTAGATAGAGATGTGTATCTCCAAGATTGCCTATTAATTGGTCAGGTACCATGTTCATTAATTTTGCAATGATCTCTAATAAAAGACCATAAGAAGCAATATTAAACGGTAAACCTAAGAATGTATCTACTGAACGTTGATTCCACATAAGAGAGATTGCTCTGTATTTTCCAGGATTAACAATCTTTTCTTCACGTGTAGTTGGTCTTGTATAAACTTGAAACCCATAATGACAAGGTGGAAGAACCATTTGATCAATTTCTGCAACATTCCATGAGTTAACCATTAATCGTCTAGAATCTGGATTACGTTCAAGATCATTAAGAAGACGACGAATCTGATCATACCAAAGGGAACCATGTCCAGTTTTACCATCATCATTTTTATATTTCATCCAACCTTGCCATTGTCTCCATTGTTTACCATAAACTGGACCTAAATCTCCGAGTTGGTAACCTGTTAAATCTGGAATAAAATGAGTAGCGGGATTTTTAATCTTCTCAATCCAATCTCGATCATCTTTATAGTTCTTAATTCCTTGGATAAATTGTTCCATCGACATTGGATCTACGCCATGTGCAATACATTCCTTTTCATATCCTTTATATGCATCGCCGTTCCAAATATTACAGTCATTATCAATTAAGAACTTAATATTAGTATCACCACGAAGAAACCAGATGAGCTCAGTTACAATTCCTTTCCAATACATTTTCTTTGTAGTTAAAAGAGGAAACCCATCCGCCATATTATGACGAATAGTATAACCAAAAATTGACTTGGTTCCTACGCCGGTCCGGTCTTCTTTTGTAACACCATGTTCCAAAATCGTTTTAAGAAGATCCTGATATTGTTTATCTAAATTATTCATTTTTGTTCTTTTTCCAATCTAAGTAAAATCCTATACCTACAATAATATTCATACCTATGCTCATAATGATTTCATGAATGTCTTCATAAATGGATGTCATAAGGTGAATGTGACCAACCATCCAAAACGGTATGGCCATGTTTTGACTTATCCAGATAAGAGTGAATTCAACAAATCTTTTCATTACCTATTAAAGTATGAATTTCTAATTATTAATTTATTACCAATACATACAGCATCAAGATTACATGTCCAAAAAGTTTTTAACGCATCGTATGGTGTTTCAACCACAGGTTCATGTGCACCATTAAATGATGTATTCAGAATCACAGGGACTCCAGTCCACTCTTCAAATTTAGTTATAAGCTTATGATAGAAAGGATTAATGTCTTCTCTTACTGCTTGTATTCTTGAAGTATTATCAATATGAACTACAGCAGGAATCTTTTCCCTCCACTCTTCTTTAACATTACAGGTGACTAACATGTAGGGAGAGAATGCAGTTATATCAAATATAGAAGATACTCTTTCTGCTAAAACAGATGGTGCAAAAGGTCTAAACCATTCCCTGCTCTTAATATGCATATTTACATAATTCTGCATCCAAGGTTTAATTGGAGATGCCAAAATAGAACGATTACCTAATGCACGAGGGCCAATTTCAGATCCTTCTCTGTGCATACCAATTACTTTATTAGCATTTAATAAATCTGTGATATGAGTAATTAATACATTTTCATCAGTATGATCAAAAACAGTAAAATGATTAATTCTAGTATGATCTTCTTTAACAAACCTTTGGAAGTCTCTTTCTATTTCAAGTTGGGTATATGTCTTTCCTAAATAAGGGGAAAGAAAATAGTTGTTTGTTATCTCCATAACCTGTTGATATGCATACCATGCGCATCCTAATGGAATACCGCTATCATCAGCAGGTGGTACAAAATAACAATTATCAAATTCTCCACTGTTAATGATAAGTTCATTTGAATTACAGTTTAGGAATGAGCCACCAGACAGGCAGATGTTTTTTGATCCTGATAATTTTTTGGCTCTTTTTGCAACAGTTAAACACATCCTTTCCTGTTCACGTTGAAATACTGCTGCAATATTTGCTTTTTCTGCAAAATTTGAATCTGTACTTACTCCAGGATATACTTTATAGATTTCACCGGCCTCGTTGGTAAATGTATGATTAAGATCATCATATTTACATAAGTATGGTTGAGTTTCAACCCAGTCTTTATTACCAAATGAAGCCAATCCCATTAGCTTTCCTGCACTTGATGCAGGCCAGTTATTATTAGGATCTTTTTCATTGTACTTATAAACAAGTTTCATAGTGGCATATGCATAAACATGGCCAATATTAAATCTTTCTTTATTCTTAAAGTCATTAAGTGGTGGATGTGGCTGAAGAACAAAGTCTTTTTCTAATTCCTTAAACCCATTTAAGGTAAAATGATATATAGAAGTTCCTTCTGCCCAAAATCTATCTTTAGGAGCATTACTTAAATACTCTGGGTTATTTTTTACAAACCCTTCATATGCAGGTGTACCTGGTATAATTCCATTTCCGTTTGCATCAGCAACAACCACTGCAGCTTCATCCAATCCTGAACTAAAGAAAGTTGAATATGCATGAGCTTCATGATGATTTAAGAATTTTAGTTTACTTAATGGCTGTCTTAATAAGTATTGAAATTCATTTTCAATGTCTGCAATAGGTTGTGCTCCAACCTCGGCTGTGTTATATGCATACATATCAACATCGTCGTAGCTTAGTCCTGCATAATCAAGACAGTAATTAATTGATGCCAACGGAATTGAATGATCCCAAGGCTTATCATGTTTAAGTCGTGATAATCTTTCCTCGGAGATACCAACCGAAATACTTCCATTGATGATAAGTACTGCTCCTTTATCATGCCCAACGGAAAAACCTAATGCAATACCAGGTTTCATTGGATCTCTTGGGGTTTTCATTGCAGCTGCTAAAAATTCTTCCTCTGTCATTTTAGTAATCTTATTAGGTCTAGGGTTTGTTTTCATATCTGTTTTCTTTATTGTGGCAAATACTTCCAATTATTTGGTATGCTTCATATAATTTCATATTTGCTTCTTCTAATTTTTCTGCAAATTCTTTTTCTGCCTTAGTCACAGGGTGATGTATTAAAAAGGTATCTATCATATCACATATCATGGCGGATCTATCTAATGCTTCATGATAATGAAATGCATCTAATTTTTCTTTAAAGCTACTCATAAAATAGACTTTCCAAAAAATACATTAATTGCATGTTTTTGTACAGAATCTGGTTCGTCATCACCTAAGAGTAATTCAATTCTTTCTATGATTTCTTTTTCTGTTACAATGTGACTATCATAATCTGGAATAAGTCCTTCAGTTGGACCCCAGCTTGACCATGAGTACCATCTTTGGTCTTCATATAATCCTAAGTGATGAACAGCAATAAATTGATCATCAAGATTAATACTTAGAGTATTTTCTTTAGTTGAAGTAATACGTTGAATTAAATTCATAATAGATGTGGTTTTGCTTCGTTAATACCAGAGTTAGTTACAACAACATAATCTGGGTGGTATGTTTTAATTGAATCAGCACCTGCATATGAAAAGGCAGAACGAATACCTTCAAGTAATCCCTTAACAATAAACTTAACACCACCTTTATAAGGAATAACTGTTGATTCACCTTCAACATTTCTTTGTTCTTGGCCGTGTGCCGATTTTGTTTCCAATGATGCAGATCCTCTATATCTTTTATACAATCCTTTTCTGCTTTCAATAATATTACCAGGTGATTCATCAGTACCGGCAATAAGAGATCCTAGCATAACATTATCTGCACCTACGGCCAATGCTTTTGCAATATCACCGCTCTCACGAATACCTCCATCTGCCATAATTGGTACCGATGAAACTGCTGCGATATCTTCAATGCAGGTTACATTAGGAATTCCAAACCCTGTCTTAATTCTTGTAGTGCAAAGTGACCCTCCACCAATACCTACTCTTAACCCATCTGCACCAGCATCTTGTAGTCTTTCAGCGGCTTCAACTGTTGCGATGTTACCTGCAATAATATCAATACTATAATGTAAGTTAGCTTTACACCACTTAATCATATCAATTACATTCTGATGATCTCCATGAGCAACATCAATAAGTAATACGTTTGCTCCTGCATCAGTAAGTTTTAAGGCTCTTTCCTTATCATTTTCGCTAACACCAATTGCAGCCATGATTGGGATATTATCTTCATTGTCCCAATCTGTCATTAAGTGCCCTTCACCATTTTCCCCAAAACATTGATAAACAGTTTTTCTAACCATCATAACTTGTTCATCTATGGAGTTAAAGCGATGAATACATCCAACGCCACCCATACGAAACATTTTCACCGCCATATCAACTTCACAAACAGTATCCATAGGTGATGCTACAATAGGAATAAGTAGGTCATATCTTTTACTTAGTTTGGTTCTTAATGATATTTGATTTCTTGACCTAATGTTTGAAAACTTTGGTACAAGTTGAATGTCATCGTAAGTAAGGTAAGTAGGATTCATTAATTAAAAGGTAAAATTGTCATTTATTTTTATATGCAAAATAAGCAAAAGGTTTAACCCTTTTCAATCTTTATTGATTCTTTGGAGACTCCAGCCTTGATAGTATCTCCAGGTTTTAATTCTCCTTTTAGAATCATTTCTGCAATAGGATTTTCAATCAGTCTTTCTAAGGTTCTTTTCAGTGGACGGGCTCCAAACTTAGGATCGTATCCTTCATTGATAATGATCTCCTTGGCTGCTTTACTTATCTTAAAATCATATTCACCTACTTCAAATAGGTTATCTTTAAGATCATTACATTCATTATTTAGAATGTAAAATACATCTTCCTTACTTAACTTATTAAAGATAATGATTTCATCTATACGATTTAAGAACTCTGGCGAAAATTTATGATTAAGTGCTTTCTTTAAAACTTCCTTTTCAGCATGAGACTTTTCAGCAATAGTCGTAGATGGTCTAAAACCAATGCCTTCACCAAACTCTTCAAGTTTTCTACTTCCTGTATTTGATGTTAAGATAACTAAACAGTTTCTAAAATCAATAGTCCTACCAAGAGAATCGGTAAGCCTCCCATCATCTAACATTTGCAAGAGCACATTAAACACTTCTGGATGAGCTTTTTCTACTTCATCAAATAATATAACAGAGTGTGGTTTTCTCTTTACCTGCTCCGTTAGAAACCCACCAGACTCGTGTCCAACATATCCAGGAGGGGATCCAATTAACTTGGAGATAGAATGAGGTTCCATATACTCTGACATATCTACTCTAATAAGACTGTCTTCTGAACCGTACATGTAATTTGCGATCTCTTTTGCCAATTGAGTTTTACCAACCCCAGTTGGTCCTAAAAAGATAAAGTTACCTACGGTACGATCTCTCTTTCTAATACCTACGCGATTTCTTTGAATTGTTATTGAAATTTTATCAATGGCTTCTTTTTGTCCAATGACTCTGGAAGAAAGATGATCATTAAGACCAATCAGATTTTTATTTTCCTTATCATTAATTTTTTCTAAAGGAATTCCTGTGCCTTTTGAAACCACCTTAAGAACATCATCGGTTGTAATTTCAAGTTTACTTTCAGAGATTTCTTTTTTCCAGATTGTGTATTCTTTTTGAATCTGGTCTTTAAGTTGTATACAGACATCTCTTTCACGAGCCGCGGCTTCATAATCTTGCCGCCCTACTGCTTCATTTTTATCTGCTTCTTTTTTATGAAGTTTTTCCTCAAGACTCTTAATCTTTTTAGGAATCTTCATATTATTTAAGTGCTTAAAGGAACCAACTTCATCAAGAATATCCACCGCTTTATCAGGTAAAAATCTTTCCATGATATATTGGTCGGCTAATTTAACAATTAAAGAAATGATTTCCTCTGAATATGAAACATTATGAAATGATTCATATTTATGCTTAATATTAGTTAAGATAGTAACCGTTTCGTCTGTTGATGCAGGTTCTATAACGACCTTTTGAAACCTACGATCCAATGCACCATCCTTTTCGATATTTTCTCTAAACTCATCAAATGTGGTTGCACCAATACAGCGGATTTCTCCACGAGCCAATGCCGGTTTAATAATGTTTGATGCATCCAAGGATCCTGAAGTTCCACCTGCCCCTACGAGGGTATGAAGTTCATCTATGAAAATAATTACATGAGGATTAGCAACTAATTCATCAACGATGGCCTTCATTCTTTCTTCAAACTGACCACGGTATTTAGTACCAGCAACTATAGTTGTTAACTCTAATGTATAAATGATTTTTCCTTGGAGAGAAGCAGGAACATTACCTTCAATCATTCTCATTGCCAAGCCTTCAACAATTGCAGTTTTACCAACACCAGGTTCTCCAACCAGGACCGGGTTATTTTTTCTACGTCTACCAAGTATTTGGATAACTCTAAGAATTTCATCTTCTCTACCAATAACTGGATCTAACTTACCTTCTGTGGCAAGCTTAGTAATATTGGTTCCGTATGCCTCTAGAACCTGTAGAGAAGATCTCTTAAACTTTTGTTGTTTAATAGGTTCTCTTTCCGTATTATCTTCTGGATATATTTCGCCCATGTTTCAATGTATATTAATTATACCCATGGATTGAAAATGGTTTAAGAAAGACTTTTAATTAGGAACAGCTGATATTTTGATAGTCAGGATATTTGAACCTTTGATTAATCTATGATAAATTCCTTTTGGAATCATAATTATTTTATTTGGCTCCAATGATTGGGGTAACTCATCATCAAATTGAAACTGCCAATCATTTTCGCCAGTTGCTTCAATCCAACGATCTTCATCATCCCAATGCCACTTAAATAAGTGGTCTTCATATTGTGGGTGGAAATTTCGTATTCTTGTGTTCTTATCAACTTTCGTATCAACGAAAGGTTTTCTTGTATCATCCATCTGCTCAATAATTCTGGACGCAGTTAGATCTTTACATTTACAATTTTTACAACACATTTAATACTTTTTTAGATTTGCTTAAACCAAATTTTTTCTGAACTAATCTTAAAGTCTGGAACTAACTCCTTAACTGCTTGAGCTACACCAGAAGAATTATAAAAATCATGACCAGATATCATACCACCCGGTTTGATCTTTGGTAGCCAATTTTTAATATCTTTACTAACAGATTCATAATCATGACCTGCATCTATAAAAACAAAGTCTATGCTATGATCTTCGAATTTAGATGCCATATCCCAAGAACAACCTTTAATATCTGTTATGACATCTCTAACGCCTTCTCTCTTCAGAACTTCATTATAGATTTCATAAATATAAGGAACTTCTTTTAGATAACCCCAATCTTCTTTTGAGGTATTTTCAAATAAATCAACTGCATAAACTTTAAAATCTTTTTTAGATTCTTTTAGCTTTTTTGCAAGATAAGAAATTGAATGACCTTTCCAAACCCCAACCTCCACAAATATCTTATAATCTTTTTGTGAAACCTCGGTATAAAAATTAGGATAGTTAAACCAAAAATTTGTTTGTAAATTATCTAAGATAATGTTTTTCATCTAATCCTTTTTATTTAATAGGTCTTCTCTCCCTAATTGTTTATAAACTTCTTTACGAGTCTTTTCCATCTTTTCCGCATATGCAGGATCATCATTACGATTAAAAACAACCTGCTGTGTGAGTGAACCGCTTATTCTTTTTAGATCGCCTTTTCTTGACTTAATAAGCCAAGCGGCGAGGTCCTTTGGTGAAAGATCTTTAAAACGACCTTCTGCATCAGGAGCATCTGAATCATGCCAATCAGGAGCACCTTTAGGTTTTCCTTCAAATAGGAACGATTCGTATGCCTTAATGAATTTCATTATTTAAGAGTAAGAAGATACTTTAACTTATCAAGTTCAGCAATAATCTCATCGATGATATTCTTAATTTCGGTATTACCGCCAGCCAATTCAGTTCCTTGCCCTAAGAATAAAGCATATGCTTTTTCTAAAAATATCGCAATGTTTTCTTCACTATAACCAGATAATTCAATTTCAGCTTCCATAAAAGAAGGTCTTCCATGAATACCAATTAAAGATTCTGATAACTTATCAACTAATGTAAGATAGGTATCATAAAATCCACCAAATGCGCTATGTTGTGCAAATGATTCTGTTTGCCAATGAAATATATGGGCCTGATCTCTAAGTCCTAACATAGCAACAAAGAATGAGCCATAAATGTCTTGTGCTTCTCCGAAGTTTTCGTTTAAGAAATTATTAAATGATGTAATCATAGTTTAGTCTTTTATTGTTTTATCCCAGGCTGACATAAAGTCTGAACCGTCGATTTTGAAATATGATACGATATCAGCTACCTTATCGTTCATTGACATTTCAACAGCATCTTCGTACTTATCTCCTGTAATTTCTTTATAGTGTTTGTGAATTGCTTTTGCCAAATCTTCTGGGTTAGGATATGCCATAATGTTTTCTTTCTTAAGAATAGCAATTGCATTCTTTAATGAAGTAGATTCATTAAGAGATTCTTCAACACTTCTTTTAGGCTTTCCAGTTTGTATAATAGATTCTACCTCATCATATAATTCCTCGGCCTTTTTAATATCCTTCTTAGGTAGTCTAAATTTTCCCTTTGATGTATTAATCCAAAAATAGTCTTGTGATGGATTAGCATTTACAGAAAAAGATTCGGCACCAGTCATAAAAGGTATACTTCTACCCTGAACTGCCCATGACATAATATTAACAGTACTTGATGGACTATTAATTAATTTAGCAAACTTATCAAGAATCTTATCACCGGTAGTTTTGTCTCCATCAGGATATGCAATCTTTTCAGTGATAAATTCATTATATTTTTTAAAGTATTTCATATTACATTAATGATTTAACAGACTTTAAGAATTTTGGATGATCTTTCTTTGGAATAAATTCAGAAAGAAGGTAATCAACAAAATCATTGGCTGTATCAAATGTCTGGGTTGCAAGTAAATGTCCGCCTACTTCCTTAGAAAACTTTGAACCTATATCTATAATCTTATATGCATCATTATCAGAAAGCTCTTCATTAAGTTTCTTAGGTCTATTTAATACTGGATATTTTTTACCATTAAATTCAAACTCCTCGGCATCTTCATCAATTGCTTTTGCACGGGCAGCAAGGAATGCATTACCTTCAGTAATAGTTTCCTTTAAAGCCTTTTGAAAATCTTCAGTATCAGGAATAAGATCCTCGGCACTTAGTGCCTTTGCTCTCTTAACAATAAATTTAGCAGTAGCGGATTGATCCTTTGAGCGGCCGTATGCCTGAATAGCATTTTTAAGATCCTCTAAGTCTTTAATTGGAAATGAACCATCAGGTAAGGCTAAGCCTTTATCAGCCATATCTTTTCTTTCTTCATCAGAGTATTCACGTTCGTTAAGAGATTCATTAGTTTCAATCGCACCTAATTGTTTATCGTATTTAGATATAAAGAACTCAAGTTTTTCAACCTCTCTTTGAATTTGATCTAATGCCTTTCTCCATTTTAGGTCAACTGTCTTTTTATTAAGATCAGATATCTTATTCTTAAGATCATTAAACTCAGGTTCTACTATATCAAAGATAAGAGCTTCACCTTCAGTGATGGATGTTTCCCTTTCATAAATTCCAACATTGATTGATTTATCTGCTTTAAAATCTACAAGAGTAGCCCCAATAAGTTCCCCAATCTTTTCCCAAGTACCACGTTGACTCATATAACTGGACATTCTAACTTCATATCCTTTACCAGATTTTGAAACCTTTTTTATTGCATTACCAGATATACCCAGTTCTTCAACTGCCATTTCCAAATCATATTTGAAGTCTGACATATTACCGTTATAGGCTTCATTAACCGATTCTCTGATACCAAGATCTTCTTTTGCAAGTTTAATTGCAGTATCATAATAAAGCTTAGTGCCTTGATCACTAGTTGAATTAAGAGCCTTTGTAAGTTCTTTAATGTTATCGTTTCCATCAAAATTAAATTTCTTTAAGGCATTAGGGGAAACTCTAAAGAAGTCAGATAGTCTTGAAATAACTTCATCTTTAATTTTAGGATTTACTTCTTCATTAACCGATTCACCAACATAGATAACTTTCTTACCCATGTTTCTGGCTTTAAGAGATGCCCATTTAACAGCATCGGTATAGTTCATTGCAGAAGGAGTAAAAATAGGTTCATCACCAATTGGATCAAGGTAAAATGCCCACATTCCATTTCCACGCGGTTTTTTACCATGTACTCTTTCGTAGCGTCTAGTACTAACCTCTACACCTTCGTATTTTTCCTGGAGTTTAAACTCACTGTATGATCTAAAATGTTTCATATATTATAGATATCTTTGTGCCATTCTTTCCCAATTGTTTAGACCTGCCTGTTTGAAACCTGCAGCCTTAACAAAGGTTCTCATTGAGACGTCTTTTGCGCGTTTCATAAATTCAAAAATTTCTTCTTTATCTTTGAGAGGCATATCTCTTGGTTCAAGATCTGGTAAAAGAATCTTAATTCTTTCCATTAGAGTCATATCATCAGGATTAACGTCAATTAAGATTGATCTTGAACGAATAGCTCCATCAGGGTCAGCTTTATCTTTAGGAAGGTTTGAGATAAATACCACTCTACCGGCAAAATCAAAATATGCAGGAACTAATCCATTTTCAATTGCATTAAATTCACCTTCTGGATTATTTTCAAAATCTTTAGGGTCAAATACTAATCCACTCTTCTTAAGATAAGAAATTCTTCTGGTCTTTTTAGTATCAAGAGCGGCCTTTAAGATGTTACGACCATTTTCATCACGGAATACAGCATCACAGTCATCAAATACAAGAACTTGATTTCTGTATTGATACATTTTCTTATACATCATAATAACTGATACTGCTCCGGACACAACGATAAAGTCATCATCCTCAATAAGACCTTCATCTTTTAATGCTTTAGTAACAGAGAATGTTTTACCAGTACCTGCTCTACCTGAAACCATTAGGGAAGTAAATGCACCAGCAGCAAGTCTTCTAGTAATTTCATAAAGGTCATCTAATGTTTCATCCAATAGTTTAACCTTATCTTGCAAAGTTAATTCGTTTGCCTTTACTGCAGGATTCTCATCTTGAGGAACATTTACATTTCTCTTAAGTTGTAGGATCATACCGTATGATACTCCCATATCTCTTGCAATAGCAGCGCCGCTTTCGCCTTTATCCAATCTGCTTAAGATTGTTTTCTGCTCAGCTGGTGAGAAAGATTTAGTTGCTTCATTAAGAGTAGATTCAGTTAATGATTCTACTTCTGTTGCATATGAAGGTTCATTGACTAATTTAACAAATTCATTAAGTAATGCAACAATTGGGAATGTTTCACTACTAACAGAAAAATCAGCCGTTTGTGAAGCAGCATCAGAAAAATAGTCCAATTGACCAACTACACCAGGAAAACGACCAGCCCCGCCGCTAATTCTAACCGCAGAACTATCTTTATCACTATAAAGCATAATGCCCGGGGTTCCATTTGAATATACCAGGAACGGGAATTTCTTAAATGCCTTACCGGTTTTCTTATTTAAGAAGTTTGTAATAATATCAGCGGCCTGATTCAATTTGGCATCATTTTGAACTGTTGTCATTGAAGTAGCAAAAGCTTCATTAATTTTCTTAAATTCCGAATAATTAGGAATATGTCTCATATCTTTTTTTATTATTTGTTTATTTATTTACCAAGGTTCAGTGCTACTTAAACCTAACTGTTTTCCAAACAAGCTTGGACCATAACATGCCCAGAAACCTGCCTTATTAGGATCCATCTTTTCTGCTTTATCGCAACCATGCCTTGCCCAAAAAGATGCAGCCCGACCTGGATCATCATTCTTTACAGTAAGATTAGGATCACCCCATTCAATCTTTCTTGCAACCACATCGCCATTTTCATTAGTTCTACCAGTATTACGATAAACGATAAACTTTTTATTTCCACCTCTTTCTGGTGAATCGAGTTTTACCTTAGTAGTTCTTCCGGTTTTACGGTCAGTATAAACAGCGGGTTTTCCAACCTCGAGATTTTTTGCCATCCAACCGCTCTTTCCGTTTAGGATGATATTTCCTTTATCCCAATATTGTTTTACTTCTTCAAATAGATTGGCATATGAATCTGAACCTAAGCGATAAACACTGTTTGTTAAATCCAAACCATTTTCTATATGATATTTAAGTCCCTCGGAGACTTTATGATAATCATTAAAGTTTTTTACAAATTTCATAATTACTTAATAGGGTTTGGATTGTTTGCAGCATCCAGATTTTTTTCTTGCCATCCGTAAGATATCTTATCATCGGTTATAGGACCACCCTTTGCCCATGTATAACAAGAGCGGGCAGAATGGCATTTAAAGTGATGCATCCAACAATAACCTAATCTTCCATCGCCATCACTAATTTCACCTGGCATACATTCTAACATACGAGGAGATATGTCAAAAGCCACACAATTTCCACATGTAGATGCTTTAGCTGCATCAACACTGGTATTCCAATGATCTGCTAAATGTTCCCAATAACCTGCAGGTTCATCTACATTAAGAGGTCCATAATCAATAAAATCTGCATGAATTGCTCTATCACGATTTTTGGTATTAACTTCTAAATCTTTAGTTGGTACAGGACATGAAGTAGCTTCTTTAAATTCTTCAAATAGTTTTATTGTTTTCATTATCCTTTTTTTAGATTTTTATCATGACCACCTTTAATTACTTCTTGTGCTACATCAGCATCGGCACCATAAGCGCCTTTAGGTCCATTCTTTTGAGGATCTTTAATAGGACGACCCCATGTTCCTGGTGCTTGAGTTAAAAATGAATTAACTCTAGCATAACCCCACTGTTCTTGTCCTGCACCAGGTCTATGACCACTTTTCCATGCAGCCATTCCACGACGCATTACTATTCTAAGAAGCGGTAAAGGAACACCTGTTTCCTCGCTCTTTTTCTTTAACCCAGTTTCAATAGCATCATTATCAATCGGCGAACGATCCCCACCTGCGTCATCCTCATTAATCATAAATGGAAGAATACTAAAATCCTTGATCTCTTTTTCTATTTTAAGATCATTTTCTTTAAGCTTTTGATAGAGTTCCCAATTAATGATAGATTCATTTTTAGTGTCCTTTTCATCATCAGCATAGATATCCTGATAATTCTTAGTATGTTTAGAAGGTTTTAGGAGTTTCTTTCCTTTGGTGTCGCCTGGTAATTCTTTATAAGCAGAAGGATCATTATCAGGTTTAGCAGCCTGGTCTTTCATTTGATCCACTTTCTTGCGGGCAGTTGAGGTTGATATACCTTTAAAGTATCCGTGGCCTTTTATTTTATCCTCGAAGTCTTTTTCTTCTTTCTTTTCAGTTAAGAAGTTAACAAACGTTTTAATAAATTTCATGTTAGGATATCTTTTTTTATTTATTCATCATAACATAGAGAAATAAAAAGGGACCGAAGTCCCTTATTTTTTAATTTCTTCTATTCCTAATTCTTGATGAATCCGTTTGGTAACTTCTTCGGCAATTTTTGCCTGACCAAACATTGTCCATTCACCATCTGATAAAATCTTATTAATGTCAGATGCTAGTCCGGTTTCTAGGATTAAAGAGTCAACCTTACCGGTATACCATTTAATAACCCGGTCAGACCCGCCTTCATTAAATAGGCGAATAACCTGTTGATTATCTATGTATCTTTTATGGAATCCCATTATGCTTCAGTTACTGGGTCTACTTCATTAGCAATAGATACAGTCTCTGTAGATTCTTCAATATCATTGATGATATTAGGATCTGCTAATTGATCATCAATTTGAGATAGCTTAGCATGATTTTCACGAAGTTGTTGATTATCTTGGTGGGCACGTTGTACAGCACCGGCCAAAGTTTCTCCACATACAGCCATTAATTCAATAAAGGCTTTGGCTTCATGGAATCCATTTCCGGTCATTTTAGTAACCATTGACCAAAGAATAGTTACATTGGCAGATCTTAATTGGATCTTACCATCCCAATCCTTTGTCTTAATAATGATATCTTTCTGCTCGCGAAGATTATGATATAACATAACCAAGCCAGTTGCAGTGGTATGACCCCAAGGAGCATCCTTTTCAAGAAATTTAACAAGACGATCAAAAATCTTTTTGTTGTTAAGATCAATGGTATACTCTCTTTCCTGCATTTCTTTAAGAAGCTTTTCATTAAGCTCCATAAGTTCCTTTTGTTTAGCAATTAATTCGCTTTTCTTTAAAGGCTCTTGTACTACTGTTTCTTCGTTGTTTTCCATGTTTATTTTTCTGTTTGAATTTGTGGAGGAATTGGGTTAAAGTCTTTATTTACATGATCGCATTTTAAACATGCAAGTGTATCCATCGGAATTAAACGAGCGTTGCCATCAGGTGAAATAAGTGGACTTAATCTTCTTAAAAAGAAGATTGGTCTAAATGTATTGTTACCACAGCTTTCACAAACAACTTCCGTTGTGTTATTAATATCTAAGTTCATTTGCTGTTGCATAATACAGTATTTAGTTTTATATTGATTGTTTTCTATTTTGTTTAAGATATGTTTCAATCATTTTTAAGTCTTCTGGTGTATCAACACCTTTAGCAGCATGAAGAACTGTATTACATACAAATGATATTCCAGAATCTGCCCATCTTAACTGTTCTAAAGATTCTGCAATCTCATTTTCTGTTTGTGTTTTAAGCTTTACTATCTTTTCTACAATCTCCTTAGGAAATGCATATGCCCCAATATGCTTTTCTACATCAGGACTAAAAAGATAAGAACTGCTCCTGGTAAACATTACAACCTTTTTACCAGACTTAATGAGTTTTACTACATTTCTATTGGTTAGTTCTTCTTTGGATAAAAGAGATGATAATGTAGAAACTGATTGTGTGTTTCTATTTGCCAGATTAATAAGAGAGTTAATATCTCTAAATGATATACCAGGTTCATCGCCTTGTATGTTTATAAGAATATCATATGATAGATCTTTAGCAGCTTCTAATACGCGATCTGTGCCGGTTTTACATTCACCTGTCATTATACATTTACCACCAAATTCATTAACCTTAGTGCGGATTCTTTCATCGTCTGTTGCCACATAGACTTCATCTGCCAATGATTTTTTACATTCTTCATAAACCCATTGGATCATTATTTTATCTAAGATCTTAACAAGTGGTTTTGCAGGTAGTCTAGTTGATCCCCATCTTGCAGGGATAATTATAATTGTCTTTTTCATAATAAAATTTGTTTACATTTATCTAAAAAACTTTTTGTTACTCTTCTTCCTTCAAAATGATGATATATTTTATTTGCATAAGTAGTTCCTATACCAAACATTTTACCATCTTTAAATTTCCATTTAGGAATTTCAACGTGGCTTGGGTACATTAACACTACTGGCATATTCTTTTCTCTTGCTCTATAGGTTAATTCTCCACCAACATCCCAAATTTTAGTTCCTTGAAAACTAGGTCTTCCTAACTCTTCATATGTCTTTTTTGAAAAAGCAATAAAGGCCGGGCTTGCATAATCAGGCGCACCTGGTATATGATTAGGATTTTGTGCTACTGAATATAATCCCATATTCTTTAATGCCCAGTCTCGTGCTTCTTTAATCACATCTTTATTTAGAGGAATGCAATCAATATCAAATACTATTGCATATTCCCAATTACTATTTCTTAAATGAGAATCTACCGTATGGGCATGACCCTCCCATACTTTAGGTTTAATTTGTATAATCTTTTCTCCAAATTTTTCGAATACCTTTCTTTGGTTTTCTACAACTTCATGTGGAATAACATCATTATAAACAGTTATTATCATATTCTTTTATTTTTTTCCATTAGGTTTTACTTTATTATATCCTCCCATTGGAGCAACATAAAAAATATCTTTTGTAACCTTTATTCTATCGGTTTTATTAATTACTCTTTCTAAGAAATGCCAATCAGGTGTTTTAACAGAACAGTCAAATAACCATTTATATTGAAGATAAAATGAAGTCTTTATTGCAAAATTACAACCAACATTTCCGCTATGTAAACAGCACCCCTTTGATGTAGTTTCAGAACATTTATTACATACCCTAGGAATCACCTTAGGTGGATAATATGGGTTAGACGCATCCTGTGACATTCTAAAAACAACAACATCGAAATTATTATCAAGCTGTTTACTAAATCCTTTAACTAAATAGTCGTCGTCATCTAGAAAAATAATCCAATCACTATCTTTAACTTGAGATAATCCTGCATTTCTATTACCACAACCTCTACCATCCTTAACATGACTAATGGCAAAAATATTATGATTTGTGCCTTCATCTGTTATAGATTTTATAGCTCTATCTAACGTATCTCTATGTAAAGTTGGAATAATATAATCAATCTTCATATTACTACTTTACATTATTATTTTTCATCATTTCAGAATAATCACGATGTGCATTTTGGATATCGCTATGACTTGGTCTTTGCCAAGCAATCGGAGGATGATATGCGTATGTTTCTAGATTAGGTTGAATATATGCACCTAGATATGTATCAATAGGACAATCAAAATACGGCTTCTTTTCCAATACAGTATCTAAAATCAAATCATACGCAGTATGATTCACTGCATAACATGTAGTTGTTATAATTCTTTTTGCCTTAACAAAAAACTTATTAAATTTTTCAGGAACAAATTTACCACCACGTGTTTCATGAACACCACCAAAGTATAAAAGATCCCATTTATTAGGTAATGTTTTTATAGACTCTTCAAACATTTTATTCAAATCGTCTATAAAATCGCAATCATCTTCGATGATTAAAACATTTTTCCAACCGTTTTGTTTTGCTAAACTATAAACATTAACATGACTTGCAATACAACCCATAGCGCCGGCAAACGATGTTTCTTTACCTTCAAAGTTATCACTTTTCCATCCCATAGGATTTCCATCAATCGCATTAAATCTACTTACCTTAATGTTATGTTTCTTAAATTGTTTCTGCATTTCTTCCCATCTATCATTACGCTTAGCGAGATTGATACAGATTACTTTATCGAAGTATTCATTAATTTTCATAAATAATTATATCTTATTTCTTAATTTTCTACTAGCCTGAAAATGTTCAATAATAGGTACTGCATTAGGATATAATGCTCTCATACTATCAAATATAAATGTGTATTCGGCAGGTAGATTATCAGTCTTAATCTTTCCTTCACTTTCCATTTCTTTAATCACTGCGCCTAAGTTCCATTGTTCAAATGTTTTTGCATTAGGACCTTCGCTTATGTTAATTCTCTGCCATCTTTTACAGAGTTCTCTGGTCTTATTATTATTTGCCATAAAAATAGTACCGCTTAGGCATTCATCCTTTCTCCATCTAAAGTCTTGCCACCTAACTGCAATATCATAGTTATAGTTTTCAAAAAGAACCGGTTTACTGTGTACTATGGCATCAGAGTCAACGTATAAAAGATTTTTTCCTTGATGCTTATTTAACATGTCTTCCATAAACTTAGCCTTAAATCTGGTGTTTGCCTGCCAATCACCAAGATTCTTAACACCTACTACGTCGTGATTAAGACCTAATCTACTAAGAGATCTGATTAATTTTTTGGCTTCATCTTCATACGGAGTGTTAAGTGTATAGTATGCAACAATTACCAGATCAGATAGAGAAGATGTTGTGTTAATGACTTCTTTAGGTGGTTCTTGTAGTTCTACTTTATCAACACCACGCACAGTTTTTACCAAAGGTATCACCGCCTCTAATGGAGTAGGTGTCATTGTCATTATCTTGGTTGAACTCTTTGAAGATAATTTAGAGATAGAGGCTACAAGATTTGCTGTATATGTACCTAATCTTTGTCTAAATGTTTCTGATGGAACTTTAGGATATGCTCCATGAAAATGAGTTTCTGCATGAATATTAGTATTTCCTAAATCAAATCCTAATAAGTAGATTTCACGATATCCCGCCAGGATTGCAAATTGAATTGCACAATACCCACTATTATCCCCATGACAAAATTCCTTAAGAGAAAGACCAAACCCTGTTCTATCATGTGTACTAACGTCTGACTCAATAATAGATGTAAAGTGTTCAAGCCCAGCATACCTAAGGTTATTCCTAACATCAACATAAGATCCATTTATCTCCTGGATATACTTATGTCCCTTATTAATTATAAAATGGCTACTCTTTGCCTTGGATGTAATATTTTGTACAGGTGCACCAACCTTGCCAAAAAAGCTATAATCCATTGTGATAAAGAATGTAGGATTTCTTACCAGATCGATTGACTTATTTACACAAATAACATCTTCACCATTTAGAAATGAAAGATTTACATCTTTAATTGAAGGACCACCGCCTAGAATAAAAACTCTTGTAGAACTCTTTGCAGAAAAACTTGTTCTCTTATTTATAGGTACACTAGGTCCATTATTTATTTGTGGTACTTGCCTTTGTGGTTGTACCTGGTTTGTAACCTGTATTGGCCTATTGGGTTGTACTCTAGTTGGGTTAACAATTATTTTAGGAATTCTCCTTTTCATCTGCAGGTTCTTAATTTTATTATTTATCTGTAAGCAAAAAAAGAGGATCTGATTACTCAGATCCTCGATCAAAACTAAGATCTTAACCACCTTATGCTTTTTCTACTACCGGTTGAATAGTCTCTTCTTGAGTTTCATTAATAACAGGATCCTGGCCATTTTCTTGGTTAACCGGTACAAACGCTTTAATTGCTTTAGAAACTAATTCTGCATCTTCAAGCGTGAATGCTCCTTTTGACTGTGCAATACGAGCGGCCTGGATTAAAACATTGACTGCCTGTGCTTGGGTTAATTCCTGAGGATTTTGATTTTCCATATCTATTGTTTTTTATTTATATACAAGTTTACTTATCTTGTTTCAAATAATTTCAATAATGTTTTCAGGATCTTTACCAATAGGAACTACAATTGATAAGATACCATTCTCAACAGATGCCTTTACTTTTTTAACATCAGCATCTTCTGGTAGAGTAAATGTTTTGTCAAAAGCAGAAGTCCAATGATTTTCTTTTTCACAGATAACATTAAGACGGCCTTTGATGATCTTAACCTTTAGGTCTTCTTTAGTTAAACCAGGTACTGCAATTTCCAACTTATAACCATCATCAGTTTTTTCTGAATAGTGATTACCTAATGAAGTTACTGTTGTTGACCATGTAGGCCAATCTTTAAATGTGTCCTTTAGCAGATCATCAAAATGATTTGAATTGTAATAAAACATAGCTTAATTTTTTTTTAGTTTTTTATTATAATAGAGTTTCCCCTATTTGTTTATTATAACTATAAAAACCATGCAAAACTATATTTTTAAGAAAACACTACAAAAAATGTCATGGATTTCATGAAAACTCAAAAGTGTCTATGACAATAAGTCAGCGACCTTGACCTCTATATGGCTTAACGTAATTCTTTGATTTCTTATTCTTAGACTGTTTAGTCTTAGCCTGAACCCCAGGTCTACATACCTTAGGTTTACTTTTGAAAGAATTTGTTACACCGGCTTTAGCTTTTGCCATTTCATATTTTCTATTTTTTAGAGGCTTGTTAACATATCCATCAATTCTTGCTGAGGGAACATATCAACTTTATCTTTTCTTGTATTGGTATGAGTCCAAAGTCCTTTGGCTTTACCATAATAAGCATCTTCATTCCATTCAAATGCGGCAGCACCATTCTCCTTAATTAAAGCAGGTAATCCTGATCTAACATCAATGTTGTCTCTTTCAGCAATCCAAAGAATCCAAAGTCTTAATGATTCAATTTGAGCGTCTGAATAGCGATGCCATATTTTATGACCACGGAACGGCTTTGCTAATTCAACAGTTTGTGATTGTGTAACTTGAGTACCTGCATATGTTTTACCATTTACTACATACCCAAAATTACATACCTCAATTCCTACTGAATTCTTATGCATTTTTTGAGATCCACATTGACCTAAGTGCCATCCATAATTTCCTTCAGGAAATGCTTGGACCATTACACCATCGTACTTATCGTCATTACCTCTAACCGAAGGGCCTCCTAGAACAAATTCAGTTGCGATTTTTCCACGGATTAACTATTAATCCATTTGATGTCGTATAAACTTTTTCCGAAGCATCAGTAGTAGCAACACCCATAGCGTTCCAAGTGGCAGGACCCACAATACCATCAGCGGTAAGACCATTTGCGGCTTGCCATTTTTTAACAGCGGCTTCAGTTCCTGGTCCAAAATTCCCGTCATCTTTAATACCAAGGAATCTTTGTAATTCTTTAACATCATTTCCCTTGGAGCCTTTCTTTAATATCATAATGGTTCATTTTTTCTATTTATTAGGCTTTCCGCCATTTCTTCTTAAATTCTCTTCTTCATAAATATCAATAAGAGTATCAACAATAGGATCTCTGTGATTTTGAAATAGAGTAATTGCAGCAAGATTCTTTATTTTCTTTGCGCAATTGTACAAAAATCTAAAGCCAGAGTCACTCTTGTTCTTTAAGTCAACCTGGCCATCATCTCCACAGATAATCATTTTGGAACGAAGACCTACCCTAGTAACAATCATTTCCATTTGTTCATTGGTAACGTTTTGTGCTTCGTCAACAATAACACACGAGTCAAGAAATGTTCGGCCTCTCATAAATGAAACTGGCACAATTTCAATTTGACCACTTTGAATAAAGGGATCTATTTTATCCTTACCGTACAAAAGATACATGTTTTGATAAATTGGTTGTACCCATGGATCCATCTTTTGGTGAAGATCACCTGGTAGGAATCCTATTTCTTCTTTTGATACAGTAGGTCTTGTAATAATTACTTTTTCAAAATGCCTACGGAATAAACCGTCAAGGGCAATTTGACATGCTAATAGCGTTTTACCACTACCTGCTTTACCAGCAAGGAGTGTTATAGTATTTGCTAAGATTATATCTTTTGCAGATTTTTGTTCTTCGTTTAGAGGTATCTTAAATTTTATTGGGTTTTTTATAGTTCGTTTTTCACGAAACACTTCATCATCATAGGTTCTAGCTGGCATACCTTTTTATTTTTTTGAGTTAATAAGTTCATAAGTATATACTTATGGCTTAGGATTGTAATGTTTAACTGGGGAGATTTCTTGTTTGGACGCCACTACATCTTCTTTAGTTTCAGTGACTTCAGGTGTTATGGTAACATGACCTACCTTTGAATCACCTATGATAGATGAGGCTTCCACTTTTTCTTCCACTACAGTAAGGGCTTCTATTTGTGGTTCTGTAGGTACCTCGGCCGGTTTATTTTCAATTGCCGCCTGTAGAGGTTCCTCAGTTTTTTCAGGTCTAATATAATCAACCAATGATTTAATGAATCCTAGAGCCACAATAGGTAATACGGCTCCACTCACAATTGAGAGAATTCTTTTTTGGAATATAGGCTCTTCCTCTTCAAGACCAAACAGTTCTATCCAAGGCATATAGTTTTCAAGATTTACAAATGCATGAAATGAATTTGCCATCATTTGGAATCCGGTTAAAAGTAGGAATAGAGTCCATACCATTGTTTTATTTGTCTTATCCAAGATAATAATAGCAGCAAGAGAAGCAGCTGCACCCAATTCAAATCCAATAGCAAGAGCCCAGTTCATAATGCCATTATGAGCTAGGTCAAAAAATGCAACAGAGTTAATCATAGAGATTGTAGCTACTAAGAAATAAAGACTACAAAAGATACCTATGATAAAATAATGAACGAGTTTATTTTTCATGACTTAGTTTTAATATTTATTTCAGATTAAATCTGTGTGTATCCGTAATATACTATTTAACCAACCACCTTTCCATTCAAAATTATTCATCTATATTAATAAATTTTAGTTAGCACGAATATATCGGTGTAAATACTATTATTTGCATTGTTGCTAGACCACTGTGCGGTTACATCCAGAGTATTAGATGTTGTGGTATCAAATGTTGTAGTATTAATTGTATTAAAACCAAAACCTTCTTGTGAACCGCTTGCAAGTTTAAGAATATGCATTTGACCTAATGTTGCTATTCCAGCAGTACCAGCACCACCTATAGCTCTAATTGTAAAATCTATTGTTAGATTCCACACCTGGTTAGTTATACCGCTACCAGGCATAGTTAATGGCCCGCTATCTGCAAGAACCACACTTCCACTTTTAATTCTAAGTCTAAGTGTATTACCATTTTGGGCAGACATAATACCACTCATATTTGCGGTAAAACTATCACCTACTGCAAATCCATTAGCAGGAACAGATAAAGTTCCAACCCCACTGCCTAAAATACTCAACTCCGTTGTAGTGGCTGTAACTGGAGTTGAGTTTGCTATCTGTGAAAATAGGCCTGCGCTGGAACTTGCCTGTGGGCCAGTTGATCCAATAAATCCAGTTGATCCTATAAAACCTTGCGGACCAGTTGGGCCAGGTATTCCGTTTAAACCGGATGTGCCAGTTGCACCGTTGGCTCCAGTAAAACCCGTTCCAGTGGCTCCAGTAAAACCTGTTCCAGTTGCTCCAATTAGACCCGGATCCCCTTGGGTTCCAGTGGCCCCAGTAGAACCCATTCCAGTTGCTCCAATAAAACCCATTCCAGTTGCTCCAATTAGACCTGGGTCACCTTGAGCACCAGTTGCGCCAGTAGAACCTAAACCTGTTGCTCCAATAAAACCTGGATCACCCTGGGTTCCAGTTGCACCAGGATCGCCCTGTGTGCCAGTTGCGCCGGTTGCACCTTTTTGCGTATATGTTACTTGTTGAGCAGTTAAAATTACAGATGGTACAGCTGGGCGAGTAGGACTAAATGTTACGGGTATGTACGTAAGTTCAATATCAGTATTAGGACATGACCAATAGAGTTCAATGTAGTCTCCTGCATTTAGTTTTAGTTGATAATTCCATGCAGCAACATCCTTTGCCCCAGAGCTCGGTCCTGAAATGAACAAAATGGTGTTAGAGTCAGGGATTGATACTCCATTTTTTGCAAACCAAATATCAACCTCTGCCGCTAAAGGAGCGGCAAGTATTCTATTAACCTGTGCAGAAAATTGTATATTATAAACACCTTCATATGCAAATGTTAGTTCCGTGTTATTTTGAATAGAAACACCATTTGAATCTGGGTCAGTGTTATTAAATGACATTACATTAACGGCATTAGGTGTTGGATTGGTTTGTGTTTGTGTACTCCAAAAACTACCCCAATAACCTAATGTACCACCTGCACCTTGGGGGCCGGTTGCACCTATACCGGTTGCACCAATAAATCCTTGATTACCTTGCGATCCGGTTGAACCAGTAAATCCTTGATTACCTTGCGATCCGGTTGAACCAGTAAATCCTTGAGTTCCTGTTGCACCAGTTGAACCAGTAAATCCTTGATTACCTTGCGATCCGGTTGAACCAGTAAATCCTTGTGTTCCTGTTGCACCAGTTGAGCCTTCTCCAGCCAAACCTTGCACACCAGTTGCCCCGTGAATACCTGTTGCTCCAGTTGATCCTATTGCGTATCCTATACCACTACTACCAGGCTGAGGTGGAATGTATCCAGGAAAACATCCGCTATCTCCACCGTTTTTTGCAATTTTTGAATTAAGAATATTTGCAATTAGTAAACATGGAATGCCAAACGTTTCACCATCCGCTCCGGTTGGTGTAGGTACTCCAGTTAAAATTCCTTGCTCACCTGTTAATAAACATTCCTTTAATATGATCTCTGCAGAAACAGCACCAGGTGAAGTTAATGTACAGTTAGTTGATAAGCATATTCTAACAAGACCCTTATTTACAATATGACCACCTGTTGTAGTGTATTGTAAAATCTCAATATCAAATCCTTTTGATCCAGTAGGAACACCAGGATACCAAAAATTTGCAACAACGCATTCAAATTCATTCGTTAATTGAATTTGCATTTCGCAAAAACGATCTAGGTCAAGAGGTTGACCATCAGCACCAAAAAACTGAATATCAATACACGCGGATGTACCTTGCATTATATACTTAATGCAATCTACTTGTGCTATAATTCTACCGCAAATGGTAAGAGCACACGATGGATCACTTGGCGTTGGTACACCTGGTATGATATTTGCCATTATTTACCTTGTAATATTTTGATCTCTTTTTCAATTTCGTTTTGACGCTGTACATCCAACATCTTACGATCTGTTGCTTGGATCATTCTTTTCTCTGCATTTAAGCCTTCAATCTTTACATCAGCCGCAGAGGGAAGCTTATTAATCAATTCAGTGTTTGCTTTAGATTCCTTTTTAAGTCTCTCTAATTCGCTATCAACTCCGCATGATTTAAAGTACAAAAGAATCAAAAGAACTGTGATAACTTTTGATCCATTTTTTGCAAAAAATAAATTAATCTTTTCCATATCTTTACTTTGTTTTGAATTCTTGTTTTGCTTTACTCTTCTCTTTTTTACCTGGAGGTACTCTATGGTAATTTTGAGTTGACCAAGGATCATCTTCCTGACATTGACAATCGTCTTTATGTTCACTGCATCGTGGGCAATAATCAGATTTATCGTCTAAGTAATCTTGTGCATCCTTTTCGGTCTTTTTATCTGATTCATTATCAGTTTCAATGTCCTCAATATGCTTAGCTGCCTTATGTCTAGTTTGGTCTAATTCCTCAGATAGAAATCTAGCAAAAAAAGTCTCGAATGTCTGAATATGTTTCATATTACGTTTACTTTTTTACTACCAATGCGGCATCTCCAGGTTCTACACCACCATATTTAAGATTTTTGGCTGAATAGTCTGTGTTGTATTCTGGAGTAGATGTTTTAGCAGGATCTTCGATCCACACAATTACCACACCGTCTTTATATGCGCATGCTTTCAATACTCCCCAAGTTTCTTCCTTTACAGGGCTCTCTTTTCTGTATTGGTCTCTAACAGCGTCAATTGCAGTGTTGTCATCGGGTCCGTGCTTAAGGTATTTAGTAACCTTGGCACCAACCACAGATTCAATAAAACTTGCAAGTTCTCTTACAACATCACCTCTCCCACTTACATAATCATTCACAAGTCGGTCAGCAAAAGCTCTTACAGAAGAAGCAGGACCTGGTTGTACAGGTATCAGTTCAGGTGTGTAAGAATCGTAAAGTTTATCTAGCAATGCAATTGTCTTGTTGATTGCTGCAACTGCTTCAGATTCATTTGATACTTGCATTACAAGAGGATGAGAGTATCTAAACTTAACAAGCTTGAACCCTATACCTTCCATTGCCCTTTCGAACTCTTTGAGGAAAGACGCGTCAATCTTTCCGCTCTTATCTCCGCGTTTCCAGTTAGTCAAATTCCGAATTGCTTTGTCTATTTCGGGAGATCTCAAGAAGCTGTCTTTGTCGCGAATGTCGGCAAAATCTTGTTTATCCGAAGGAGCTACTGCAGCTTCCAGGCTGTGGCCTCCTCCGTATTGTTGTCTCAAATTGATCTGAAGGAAGTATGGTCCTCCAGACACTGCTTCATTTAATATGCTTTCATTTAAGAAGCTCTCGAATGTTTGTATGTGTTTCATTCATTATTTTGTTTTTTTATATATTCTGAGGTAATGGATTGAGTTTATGATACTCCTTTACTAGGGATAAGAATTTCTTACCATATTCTTGAATATCATCCCAGGTAAGTTCAAAAACCTGAGGCTCATCATTTTCTACACCTATCCAGATTTCTCCACCGTCCGGTTTTTTACCGGTCATTTCCCAATATGCTAGAAAATATGCAGCAATCTGCATAAAATAGTTTTCTATCCATTCTTTTTTCTTTCTCTTACGAGATGTCTTAAAGTCTAGAATGAGTAGATGAGATAAAACATTCTCGTAAATATTATCTACTCTACCTGCATACCCTCCCATCTGGTGGGAGTAGATCGTCTCCTCGATACTTATAACCTTACCAATCTTACTGAAGAGATCATTATTATAAAAACTATAGAATAATTTTCTGCCAACCTCTAATTCATCTTCAGTAAAACCTTCTGCTTCAACAAAAGTAATGATTTTTTCCTGTGCTTCTCTAAGCCTTTCTTTTTGAGTTTCTTTTTCTGAACCTAAATAATATTCAATCATTTGATGCATGATTGTACCACGATTAGCAGAAAACTTAGAGATCTTATCTGCCTCGGCTTCACCAATGTTTTTTCTCCACTTATCAAGTCCAGATGAATCTGTCATTGATCCTAAGATGGTTGTAACTGATGGGTACTTATGTTCACCTATAACATAGTATCGTTTTCCATTTATTGTCTCGGTCTGTAAAAGAGATTCTTTTGTTGCCATGTTTTTAGAATAACCAATTAAAGGCAGAAGTAATGCTGCCCCAATAACTGGAAAGTAAAAGATATACTAATCTTAATAATAAGAAAAGTCCGCCTGTCTTAAATAATGATATAAGAAATGGCCAAAGCTTAATATAGTCTCTATCGGGTGATAGGATTAAAAGATATGCTTCAGCATCTTGTAAATCAACTAGTTCTGGTGCAATAGCATCGGCTATTCCCATATTAAGAAACATCGAGTCATATTCACGAAGTTTCATAAGTACATAACCTTCTCTGGAAAATGGTTGATTAACCACTTCTTCAGGCAGATTAATAACGGTATAAATTCTACCGACCCAATCTACCCTAAAGCCATTTTCTTTTAGGAGCCCCTCATTTTCCAATGCAATAGCTCTTACCTTTCGCCAGATGTTTATTTCATTGATGAGATTAAAAATATACATAGTTCTTTATTTTATCTATTTATGCTTCAGAAAAGAGTTTCATTTTCTCTAACTGTTTCTGAATTATTTTTCTACCTCGGAAAATGCGATTCTTTACCGTCTGTAGATTGATATCTTTTTCATGTTCTACCATGATATCAAGAATATCGTTATATGATTTATGATTAAGGAATCTCTCTATCATGTATCTCTTATACATTGGAGGTAATGCATTAATCGCTTCTTTAGTTAGTCTTACCTGTTCGGTTAAGATATCTTCCTCTGCCCAGAAATCATCCTCGGTTTTTACATGCATTTCTGGTTCAAGGAAACCATCTCTTGCCGGAGGTTCAACACCTGCATCGGTAAATACATTAATACTTATCTTTTTATTGCGGAACCTAATCCATCCAATGCATTCATTATATGCAATACGATAGGCCCATGTAGTTATTTGGTAAGATTCATCATATTGATCAATCTTTAAGTAAACATTTGTTAATGTGGTTGATACAATATCATCAGCCACCGCCGGATCTCTTACGATGTTATTTACATAAGACCATAATCCTGGTCTCATCTTTTTGTAAAGTTCATTGTAAATTCTTTCTGAGCGAGTTTTCTTAAACTCAATTGCCAGTTCTTTGTAGGTTTTAGATTTTGCCATTTGTAAATTCTTTAATTGCCGAAAATTTAATTGGTGAATAATTCCAAAAATCAATGCAAACGTTTACACGATTGGATGATCTTAGATCTGTCTTATGTGAAAAGACGGTATGTCCATGAAAATGAATAGTCCCTGATGATTTTCCATTCCATACTTCCAACGGATAGTGACAGAGAATAGAATCAAATTGAGGAAGTTCAATAATTTGTTGATCAAGAACCTCAACGTTTTCAAACTCATCGGCTACTTCCAGTAGAGATTCATCAGAATTTCCAATCATGAAAAAGATTTTGCCTTTAAGCTTTTTCAAAACAGTTCTTGCGGTATGTGGATCCCACGCAAAATTACCTAAGTGAAAAACGAGGTCAGATGATTTGACCTGCTTATTCCAGTTTTTGATGAATTGATCATTCATATCATCAATACTTGAAAACTGGGTACGCCTTGCAATATCAAGGATTTGTGGCCTTCCAAACCACGTATCCGATGTAATGTAAAAATCAGAGATTTCTCTTAATTGTTCTTCAGACATATCATTGTTTTAAGACAGTATAAAAATACCATCAGTACAAATATAAAACAAAAAAACGAGATTTGAAAATTTTTCGTAGACTTTTTTCTACTTTTTTACAGAAAATCTTTTCTTATCGCGTTCCAGTGTTCTTTCAATCATTTCCTTTGAGTATTCGTCTAGTTTTTGAAGAGATTTTTCATCTAGGGGTTTACCATAGAAGTCTTCATATACTTTCTTATAGATTTCAACTGTGCTATCGAAAGGTACACCGGGCTGGGCATTTGACTCAATAACATAGATCTTACCTTCTTTATCCTTCATCATATCAAAACAGATGTAAGGAAACTTTTCAAATATTTTGCAGTATTTTTCTAAAACCTTTTTATAGTCTTCTGGAATATTATCAACATTTCTCTTAGCATAATTAAATTCCATTTCCTCATCGGTCTTACCATCACCAGATTTTGCCTTACTGTTTGCAGGTGTTCTTTCCATCCAAAAAATAGGTTGACCTTTAAAGTTAAAGAATCTCATTTCCTCTACCTTATCTACATATTCAGAAAAAGTGTCAAATATCTTTTCATCAAGTTCTTCCATTAATTCAGGCTTCTTAATAACCTGAATTCCAATACCGCTATGACCATTTGCAGGCTTTGCAATGATAGGAAAGTTTAATTTCTCTAAAGCCTCGTTTTTTGAGTAAACGGTCTTAGGTACATTTTCATCTTCACCTACAAGTTTATGAAACTCTTTCTTTGATCCAGATAGTGGAATATACTTAGGATGATTATAGATGTTTTCCTCTTTAATCAATTTTCTTTTTAGTAATTCATCAACTATAGTACTATGATAATTAAGTACAGGGTACTCAGGATTAATGTCTAACTTATCAATATTATTTTCGGTAACCTGAATAAAAAACTTATCACCGGCAAAACCTTTATAAGACCACCATCTCTGTCCACTATCTCGGCGGGTGGCTAAATATACTTTCTTTAATCCGTTATCTTCAACGGCTTCATTTAAGAACTCTTCAAAAAGTTTGACATACTTCATTGTTATAGATGATTTTATTATATATCCATGAAAACCGCATCGGATATCCACACATGTAAAGGATCATCTTTAACTCTTATAACCTCGGAATCTGATTCTATTTCAGATTCAATTTCTTTAATACCTTCTAAAGGATTACCATTAGGATCGATTAAGAATTCTCTTATCTCTGGAAAACTCATTGGTTCAAAAGAATGATCTAACATTTCATCTATTAAGCCAAAGTGCCTTTCATAAATATGAAGAGAATGTACAATATGTGTATATGTACCTAATTCTAGATCTGGGTAATACTTTTTAAGATGCTCATACATCTGCTGTTGAAGAAGACAGAAAAATGCAATGTCAGTCGGTGTACCTAGAATAAGATCGTTTGATCTCATATCAATGGTAAAGTTAAGATGATTATCACGAATTTGAAATACGCCTGTAAGAGTACATACAAAATCTTTATTACCTTTCCACTGATGTGAAGGCATATTAAAATGAAGAATAGCTTGACGAGAATCTTTATCTTCAATTAAAGACTGTAATGCCCATTGGTACTGATTAATACCATGAGGATTCTTATCCGTAAAGATAAGATTACCGTAAGCAGAATTTACCGTACCGTTTCCGTTATCAATTTGTTCCCAGAACTTTGCAAATTTTGAAATAAAATTAGTATCTCTACGGCCAGTAAAGTACCAAACTAATTCGGCTGCAATATATTTGAATTGACTACTCCTTCTATTATTTTCATAAAGAGGAAATGTAGGATCTTCGATAACTAACGCAGCATTAGTAACTTCATTAATTTTCATACCTCTTGGAGAGGTAACATATTCAGGATTTTGGAGTACATCAGTTAGTGCAGTTTGATACACATCAGCAAATGTTTCACCTTTGTAAATTCTCATATTCTTTTAAAGCTTTTTCGTAACATTTTTCCATTTTAGGAAAGAACTCTTCTACGTATTTTTCGGCTTGTGCCTTTTTCATTTCGAGTTCATATAATTCCATCAACTTAGGATTATCCCAGAGATGATTCATTATCTCATACATGCGTTCTTCTCTCCACTTACTCATGACTAAACATAGATAATTGTTTAGGATCTCCGGTTATTGTATTTTCATGGGATAAAAACTCAATAATAATTTTGGAGACTTCATCGGCACCCATAGTACCTACATTAAGAAGAAGTTTATTTTTAATCTTACTCAAACGATGAGCACGTTGGAATCCATCAACCTCGGCTTTAATACCTTCTTCATTTTTATAAAATGATTTTCCATCATCTCTGCTCCAAATGGTATGAGGGTCATTTGTTAACGTAATAAGATAAAGATTTTCTCTTAATGTATTTACAAAACCTTTTTCAATATCAAAAACATAATCACCGGAATATCCACGGTAAAGTGGAGAGTAAATACTTTCACCTAAATGAGAACGATTAAAGATGATATTAATATCTTGATCTTTACAGAGAACCATCATCTTAAACATGTCTTCATACATTTTCTTTGAATATGAAGTATGCATTTCAATATCATCTTTAAAGGGTAAAGACGAATAATGAATCTTATGAAAGACAGTATCTTTAAGATTCTTAATAATAAGATTTTGCTGTGTATCTTTACCGGTATTATCGGTGCCTTCAATGATAATGAACTTACTCATTTTATTTTTATATGTTAGAAGTTATGATTGTTTATCTCAATGTCAAAATCTGTAAAATTAGCAAAGTCATTTTCATCTGCCTGAATTCTACGTTCCAATGTATCACCTGGCATATTGCGGCTAATAAGTCTTTGGCGTCTTACTTCAATTGGCATATTGAGATAAATGATTGTACATTCTTTACGATCAATTGGATTGATATGAGAAATGCCTTTAGGTGTCATTATAAATAAGTTACACTGTTCCTTGAACTGTTTATAACTTGTTCCATAATACCAACCATTAAATTCAACCCATTCATACCAAAAGTTATTCTTAATACCATCATCAAATTGTTCTTTTGACATAAAGTAATAATCTTGGCCGTCAATCTCACCTTCTCTCGGTGGTCGAGTGGTATAAGAAATACCGTAGATAAATCCACGGCCTTCCATTACCTTTCTCATGTGATCTTTACCTGCAGCGGCTTTACCTACTAGGATTACTTTATTCATTATCTTCTGATTTTGAACCTGCAATAGGAGTGTTTACGGTTGTGCCTGGTGAGGTTGATGAAAAACTATACCAAAGATCGCCTGGTTTATAAGGCGGAGAATAAGGTTGAATGGTTGGCGTAGGGCTAGGTATGTAAAAAGGCTGATTTCTATTTACCTCGGCTTGTAAAAGTACTATGGCTTCCTCTGCAGTAATATGTCTTTCATCAAGAAGTCTTTGTACTATCTCAGTTACCGTTTTCATTGGCTGCATTTTTTACCTCAAAGGTATTTTCTAAAGTTTGAATGCAATCATTGGCCTCAGCAAGAGATCTTGTTAAGGTCATCATTTCATCTATATGCTGTGGATGTTCACCGATACCTACTGGATTTGTTAAGTAGATAGTAAGTGTGGCAAGAGCCTTTTGTTTTTGTGCTTCAAATTGTGCTTTGAGAGCATCATACATTACATTAGTTGGTCCCATAATTAGTCTAATAAAAGTTTAGAGTTTTGAAAATTGTTTTTAATTTTTTCATTAAAGAATTTTCCTTGAGATTCTGCTCTACAAAATTCTTCATATGTTTGAGAGTCAACATTTGAATATTCATAGATAGTACCTGAATTAAATTCAATTTTTAATGTGTTTGCAGAAAAATTATAAACTGCTTTTTTAATCATTGATGAGTCTGTCATCGAGGTTTGTTCTATTAACATATTATTGATTTTTTGATTGATCACCGTTTAATACTTTAAACATTTTCTTTAGTTCTGTGATAGGTAATACTTTAATTTTAGATAAGGATTCCCATGCTTCTTCCTCGGTATTTGCCTTACACGTCCACTTAACTCCTGAACCTACTATAATAAATGTTTTCATGGATTTATTTTTTATATTGAAGTATCTTAATAAGTTTCATTACCCTAATGATTTTTTCAATTGTTCAAGATCAGTTATATACATGTCCTTAGGATCAGTTTTCTTAATGGCTTCTACCTCAGATTCCTTTTCTGTTTTTTGTTTAAGTAGTTCTTCAAATCTCTCCTTAGTTAATGAATAGATTGCCATACTTAATAGGTATGTATATGAACCATCAATCTTATCATATTTGTTATCTTCCAGGTATTTAACAATGATATCTTTTGCTACATTATTTACCTTAAGTTTTCCTTCAATAATATCTTTAATGAATCTTGCCTTATTTGATATGATAAGAAGCTCTCTTCCTAATTTATCAAGAAGATAGGCCTTTCTCTTATGATAATACTGAAGTCTTATTCCAACAAAGTGGGTTACAATATCTTCAGCTTTGGTAAAGATCTTTAATTTACCAGTCTCATCGATAGTGGTAAGGTTTTCAGTTTCTTGTGAATGAATCTTTAACAGATTTTCTAGTCTATCCTTTGAAATATAGTCCTTAAGAATTGCTCGTTGAAATTTAAGAAGGTATTCAATTTTATCTGATGAATTATCTTCATAATCAACAATGATCTTTTTATCAACCAGAGCGTTTAACCACTCTTCATATCTCTCATAAGTAAATGAAGGTGGAATTTCTGTTACTTTTACTGTTGTACTATTTACTATTTCATATGATCCACTAATCTTCCACGTATTAGGATTACCAGGATCTCTAGTAAATGATCCCTTAAATTCACTTAACCAAGGAGGAAGTGTTTTAATCTTCTTATCCTTAAGAACGGCCAAACATGCTTCAACTACATCTTTAGGATTACGATTAAGAATGTTAGTTGCAAATCCTACAGCAATACCAGAAGATCCATTTAAGATAACGGTTGGAACGATAGGAAGAAAGAAGTCTGGTTCAATTTCTACACCTTCTTCAATCTTATTATTAAGAAGGTCAAAATCCTGATAAATTAATCTAAAATTAGGATGTAATTTTGCACTGATGTAACGAGGTGCACCGGCAGAAGGGGAACGTAAAGATCCAAATTGGCCAATGCCATCCAAAAGAGGTAAAGAGTTCTTAAACTTCTGTGCCATACCAACCATAGCAGATTCCAAGGAAGTATTACCATGATGATAATATGCCTCTGCCGCTACACGGCCTGCAAGTTGGAATAGTTTCATTGGCTTTTCTGCTCCATTTTTCCAGATTTTATTTGCCACGAAAACGACCTTCCGTTGTGTTGGTTTAAGACCGTCAATACAGCTAGGGATTGCACGATTTTCTACAACATATTTGGCATACTCCAAATATTCTTTATCAAAGAATGATGTTACTGTTCTTTTTTCCATTAGAAAAGAGATTTATTGCTTGTTTTAATTTCAACAGATTCGCCTAGAATCTTCTTTTTACGAGGGCTAGAGTCACCTGCAAACCAGATATTTAATGTACTGTTAAATCCATTATCTCTGGTAAGAAAGTATGATCTAGGGCTTCTAATGATCTCCTGATATTCATCGTCCTCCAATGCAGCCAATCCTTTCTTATATTCAATATTCCATGAGGATAATGATTTTTGTTTTAACTCCCATTCTTTATAATCTTCTTCAGAATAAAAGCTTAAAGTTTCCTTTCCTTTCTTTGCTACCATAAGAGGTGTTTCTACCTTAAGAACTTTACCTTCTTCAAATAACTCAGGCCAATATTTACCAAAGAAATTAATTAGCAATGCAGAAATTGAATTCCCATCAACATCGGCATCAGTATAGAATAAGATCTTACCATATCTTAAGTCCTTTGGTTCATGACCAATCTTTAATCCTATTGCAGCCATAAGAGATTGTACTTCTTTATTTTGTACCACCTTTGAATCAGGAATCTCTCTTACATTAATAAATTTACCGCGAAGAGGAAACGCACCTTGCGTTAGCGGATCACGGTAACGACGAAACGCAGAGGATGCAGAGTCACCTTCAAATATTGCAAGAGTACAATTTTTTCTATCACCGGTTTTCTTAGCATCGATTAATTTAATTACCTTTGACTTATCGAGGTTATTATTTAATTTTCTAAGTTTTGCTCTTTCTTCGGCTGCCTGCTTTCTTTCAATCCAGTCAAGAACAGATTGGATGATTTCAGATGCAAATACTTGTTTAAGAATCTTTTCTGATAGTTCATGTATACTCCCAAAGTCTTTAGGTTCAGTAATGAGTTTCTCCTTAGTTTGAGACGAGAATGCAGGATTAATAACTGTGCAATCAATAAAGAGAAAGATGTGTTGTTTTAGATCGGTTGGTTTTACATCAACCCGATATTTTTTCTTAATCTTTTCTCTAAGGTATTGGATGATTTGAAATGTAACATTATTAACATGGGTGCCACCATCCTTTGTTTCAACCGAATTGACGAATGATATTGCTTTAAATCCTGATGTTGAATGTCCTATACCAATTTTCCAATTAGGAGACTGTTCATAGAAAACATTATCAGTATAAAGATCTGCATATTCTTTAAAGTTCTTAAACGATATTAAGGTATCATTAAGATAGATCTTAAGCAAAGTATTACATGCAGCAATATCATAAAGCCTTTTCTGAATCATTTGCAGAGAAGACTTATCAATTTTCTTCATTCCAAATCTTTCAAAATCTGCAATATAAGAAATTTCAGTATAGCCTTTCTTATGTGATTTAATTACAGGTTCTGTCTTTTTGGACATGTTATCTGAAAATACCTGCACAAATGATTTTTTACCATCACATGTTTCAATTTTGAATTCTTTACTAAAGATATTGGTTAATGTACTACCTACACCATTAGTACCTACAACAGTACGGTCTTCAGTATCATCAAAATTACTACCAGTCTTAAGATTACTAAAGATCATTTCTGGAACCCATTCTCCGTACTCTTTATGGATCTCTACAGGAATTCCTCCATTATCCCAGATTGATATTCTGCCAGATACTTCATCAATAGTAATTTTAATCTGGTTAAGTTGAGGATTTCTTTTATGTTCATCAACTGAATTTGATACGATCTCGTCAAAAAGTTTTATGAAACCTGGATTATAAGTAATCTCCGTAGGTTCAAATTTACCTTTCTTTTCGTTAAGAAGAAATACTTCCTCGGTATGCGGTTTAATTGAACCGATGTACATACCTGGACGAAGGAGAACGTGTTCAGTGTCAGTAAGTTTTTGATACCTCTTTTCTACACTTACGGCCATACCTTTTATTTTTATATGCTAAAACTCTGTTTGGTTTAATTATATTGATGTCTAAGTGTAAGTTTCAGAAAGGCTTTATATGAATTATAGGCTTCCCTAAATCGTGGATCTTTTTCATTATGTTTCCATTTTGCTGAAAACAAATGAATAAGTTTAACGAAAGACTCGTAATGAACGGTCTTGTTGTCTTTGTTTAGGATAACCCTGCGTACCCAAATAAAATCCTTTTTCATACCTAAACTATTTATTCAAATATAATACATAGATATGATTTCTGAAAGAGCGGAAGGTGAGGGGATCGAACCCTCGCGCCGTTGCCGACCTAACAGTTTAGCAAACTGCCCCCTTCACCACTTGGGTAACCTTCCTTTATCTACAGCAATAATCAGCTGCACGAGTTGCAATTTGCTCGTTAGGTTTTACATTTACTTTATAGCCCAGAGAATTTGCCCACCCTTTAGCCGCAGAAATAATTCTATATGATTTGTGTTCTTCATCTCCGTTATAGTCCATATCAATTTGAACCTTAACATTAATCTGTTGTGTAAGCCATTCAGCGGTTTCAATACTCATCTCGGCTTCTTTCCAAAGACGTGTCCACATATCAGTGATCTTTGGCATTTTATGTTTAGTAAAAATATAATGTACACCTGATGATCCAAAGCGATATGCTATCACTGTGCTATACATAGTTACATCACCATGATTTTGTGAATCGGTTCCAATGTGAATCGATGCATGAGGATAATTCTTTAACTGCTCGAGGGTGTGATCTATCACATTAACCTTGACTCCATTTGTCTTTCTAAACACCTTCATTCATTTTATGTATTTCGCACGCCTGGATGGGTTCGAACCACCGACACCTGGTTTTGGAGACCAGTGCTCTACCAACTGAGCTACAGACGCATTTATTGAGGCACCAACAGGAATCGAACCTGTGTGAAAGGTTTTGCAGACCTCCACCTAACCACTCGGCCATAGTGCCATTATGGGTGATTAATGGGAGTCGAACCCACGACCTTCTGAACCACAATCAGATGCTCTAACCAACTGAGCTATAACCACCATGTGTTGGAATAGGCAGACTCGAACTGCCGACCCTTCGCGTATCAGACGAATGCTCTAACCAACTGAGCTATATTCCAATGTCACAGGACCCGCACCCTGTTCTGAACTTGTACTTTGTTCTATTAAGCGTTTTTGCTCCCCGGGGGAATTACGATATCCCGACCCCATGATTAACAGTCATGTGCTCTGCCTCTGAGCTACCGAGGAATAAAAGTAATAAGCAGAGGCTTTGGGTTAGACACGCCCTAATATTACATAGGAGACCCCTTAGATGCTTACCTATTACTTAGTGGTGATGGACGGAATCGAACCGCCGACACAAGGATTTTCAGTCCTTTGCTCTACCAACTGAGCTACATCACCATTAGTAGTCAATAAAGGACTCGAACCCTTATCTCTTGATCCGTAGTCAAGTGTTCTATCCAATTGAACTAATCGACTAAATGTGGACCTTGCAGGGCTCGAACCTGCGACCTGCGGATTATGAGTCCGATGCTCTAACCAACTGAGCTAAAGGTCCAAATGTTGGAAGGGACGGATTCGAACCGCCGTACTCCGAAGAGAGCAGATTTACAGTCTGCCGGTTTTAACCACTCACCCACCTTCCAATAAAAGAGAGACTTCGGGTCTTTCGGGCATTCTGTGATATAATCAACACATCTGAATCTCCTAATGCCTTTTTGACAGTCAGCGGGATTAAGACCATATCATACAGCTTCACTATCTCTCTTGGTGCACCCTGATGGTTTCGAACCACCGACCCTCTGCATGTAAGGCAGATGCTCTCCCACTGAGCTAAGGGTGCATTAGTACCGAAGAAGGGACTCGAACCCTTAAGCCGTTAGGCACTGGTTCCTAAGACCAGCGTGTATACCATTCCACCACTTCGGCAAGTTGTAGGATATCGCTTAACCTACTGTGATTGCGCCTTTCACATTTACATCTTATAGCTACATCCTAAACGGGAAAACTATGATGTACGATTTTTTTGTGATCCCGGCGCGGCTCGAACGCGCGGCCCATACATTAAAAGTGTATTGCTCTACCAACTGAGCTACGAGATCTTAGTGGAGGTAGAGGGATTCGAACCCACGACCCTCTGCGTGCAAGGCAGATGCTCTAGCCAACTGAGCTATACCCCCAAAGTGTAGGTAGCCTTCCTACTGTGTAACCGTACGTGTTACTTTAGGTTATGCATTAACCTCGGCATTTTTTGGCGGCCCGTACGGGACTCGAACCCGTGACCTTCGCCGTGACAGGGCGACATTGTAACCATCTCTACTAACGAGCCAATAAGAGGGTGGCGAAAGATTTGCGATCCTTCATTTCTACTTCTGAATATGCTGATTAAGTCGACTTCACAGCAGGAATTTCATTTTCGTCTAGATACCACCTTTGTTGCGGGGATGGGAATCGAACCCATGTGGTTCGGCTTATGAGACCGAGCTGGAACCATCTCCAGTCCACCCCGCAATGTTGTAGTCCGTACGGGGATCGAACCCGTAAGCTTCTCCGTGAAAGGGAGATGTCCTAACCAATTAGACGAACGGACCAAATAATGTTTGAGCCTCCGATAGGATTCGAACCTACGACCCACTGATTACAAATCAGTAGCTCTACCAACTGAGCTACAGAGGCAAAATACAGGATACGTTTTGGCTTCAAAGTTGCAGTTTGATAAAATTTGCTGTATGTATCCTTGTAGGGAAGACAGGGCTCGAACCTGCGACCCCCTGGTCCCAAACCAGGTGCGCTACCAACTGCGCTACTTCCCTATATGTTGCCCCCAAAGGATTCGAACCTCTACACTGTGGACCAAAACCACATGTCCTGCCATTAGACGAGAGGGCAATTTAAAGCGGAAAGAGAGGGATTCGAACCCCCGATACCTCGCGGTATGCCGGTTTTCAAGACCGGTGTAATCAACCAACTCTACCATCTTTCCGTTGGTACCTCAATATGTCAAAGAACGAATTTGAAATTCTATTCTAAACAAATATAACTCATTCAATCTTTTTCTGAAAGAGACCCATAAAAAAAGCCTCCCGGAATTTTTTATCCAGGAGGCTTAGTATTATAAGTGTTTTATCTTATCAGCTCCTGCCTGGACTTGGTGTAATTGAATCCGCCTGCGGAAAATTCTTTTCCACATTACTAAGAATCCAATATGTACATCCGTGCAGTTGCATTGAAATTGTTTTATTTGTTATTTATATATACTCACATTGTGTTTGTTTCACATGTGTGAGAATTTGAGCGGAAGACCGGGTTCGAACCGGCGACCCCGACCTTGGCAAGGTCGTGCTCTACCAACTGAGCTACTTCCGCAGAAACAGGATGCATTGGGTTGTAGTTTACAAGTCTAGTCCAAAGTTGCTGTATGCATCCTTTTTGGTGGAGGTGATGGGATTCGAACCCATGTCCGACTAAGGAACCTAAATCCCTCATTCACAAGCTTAGGCCATTTTTCTTAATGGCCAAAATAAATGGTTCCTATTTTGACATCGTTACCAATAACTATGTCGAGTTCACTTATAAGGTAGTACTCTGAACGAGACCTTGAATTCTCATTCTTTTTAATATCTCACGATGAGTGCGAGACTGATTAGGCTGCTACAGCGTAATCAGCACCAATGAAAGCCATTGCGTCTTCCCAGGTGAATGAAGATTTCTCTTCGCCTTTTATTGTGCGATAGGTGTTTAAGGGTTTCCATCTAACCCTGCTTGCATCAGTAACCTAATTTCAGCTTAATCGTCAAAACCTGGTCACCCCCAATATGTTAAAGAACGTACCTTTATTTATATAATCGCGGTTAACGATTGTTTACTGGAGCTCTCCAAGATTCCATTTGTTCGCGGCGATTCTTTTGAATCATATCCCATTCCATACGATCATATAGAACATAGGAATACTTCCACCCACAGTCATCATCATAGTCAGAATCTTCTTCTACCACAATAGAATGACCAAGGATTTCTTGAAGAGTTTTCCAATCTGTTGGTCTCCAATACCCAAAGCGAAGGTAATTATGATTACCGCCACCAAAGATACGGCATACCTCGAATTGCCCTAAGGCATTTTCAATCTGTTTGAGTTTTTCAATTTCTATTTTCATCTTTCTAAAATTACAAAGTTACCAAATTCGCGATCAAATACTTGAAGGAGATGTTCATAATCACCACTCATCATTTCAGTGGTAAGTTCTCCGCGCCTATTCGGTTGATACCCTAATTGCTTTGCTAAGTTTTGTGCAAGACCAATTAGTGCGAATGCATTTCCATCAGGGCCTGTAAGATCAATTACTATAGGGCCAGTTCTTTCGTGTTTTTCTCGTATCATATTACATGCATTGATAAGTTTCAGACTTAGACCAGTATTCATAGAATGCGGCAGCAGATTCTGTAACTTCAGTAAGCTTAATACTTTTGAAGTAGACTCGGTTTCCAAAGACAGACTTTAGATTGACCGTATTCTTTGTGCAGTTTGATACCCGGTAGAATCCACCTTGGTATGTTACGATTGATCCTTTGTTAATTTGATTTTCCATATCCGTTTAATTTTATATAAATATAAAACAAATTTTTGGGATTTGAAAATATTTGGGAGACTTTTTTCTCTCCAGATGAAAAAAGTTATTAACAATTTAGAATGGCATTGGAGACTCTGCCTTTAACTTTTCTATAAGCTTTCTTGCAATGATTTTGGTTTCTTTTGCAAATTCACCTTTATCAATCATCCATTCAATATATCTGGAATCTGCTTCATAAACTTCTTTAAAAGGTTTACCTGCCCATTTTCCAAAATTAAAGATGATTTCTTTTTTCCCGTTAATATAGGCAAACTTAAACTTACCGCTTAGGTCAACTTGCGTTTGACGAGACTCATTAACCGCTTGGTCAATTTCGGCAGCAGATCCTGGCATATCATATAGTTTACGTTGTGCCTGGAAGATTTCCATTGTTGCACGAATATCTGCTTCTGCACGGTGTGCACCATCTAAAGTTTTACCTGTGTACTTGGTATATGCAGTACTAAGATCTCGTCTTTCGTATTTAGAATAGATTAGGAACGGATCAATAACGGCCTTACCGCGAGGATTAAATACAAGACCAGCTCGCATAAATTCTTCAGTAAGCATTGGGATATCAAAGTAAAGTGCATTATAACCACCGAGGTCGCTATCACCTATAAAGTCCATAACTTCTTTGGCAATATATTCAAACCTATCCTGGTCTTCGAGCATATCTGGTGTGATTCCATGTTTATCAATCGCTTCTTGGCGCCATTCAATACCAGGCCCAGGATTTACGAGTGTATAAAAAGATGAGATCTCATTACCTTCAAAATCAGTTTTGATCATACAGATCTCAATAATCCTATCTGTTGCTGTGTTAACACCAGTAGTTTCTAAATCAAACCAAACAATACTCTTATCCATAATTACTATACTTTTAGTGGAACAATCCGTTAATTTTATATAGTAACCAGATAACTTAGTTTTAGGTTTCTAAGAAAAAGATTTATTAATTACCTTCGGTAGGAATGAGTACGGCAATTTTTCCAGGTAAACCACTCATTGTAGAATTTAGGTTACCTAAAGTAGTATTAATACTTCTAAGAGTTACTGAAAGACCTTTATCTCCGCCTCCACCGCCAGCATTACCATCAGATGTTGTTGTGGTGGTAGCAGTAGAAGTATTACTTTGATTTAACGCATCTCTAATGTCTTCGACGGCACTAAGTAATTGAGCATATGCAGCTGCATTGTTACTTAATTCACCTGCGCCCTTAAATAGATTTGCAAATGATTCTGCTTTATCTGCATCTATCTTATTAATAGCGGCAGCCATTTTATCCATACCTTCAGCAGCTTTATGAATAAGTCCTTTTCCAGCATTCTTAGATATTTCAGAAATAAATCCTTGCATATGATCGACCTGGGACTTAAATTTAGGTTTCTCATAGTAATATGTAAATGTATCACCTATTGATGTAAAGATCTCTTTAATGCTTTTTGCAATTGCTTGTGGATTCTTAAGATCCGTAAATGCCTGTAAACCTTTTGCAATATTTTCTAATTCTTTACCTGCACCCTTTACATTCTCAATACCTTTTTGAACAAGGTTTTCATCCCAGCTTATACCAAACAGAGAACTTAATCCAGTTGAATCTTCCTGTTCTTTTCCACCTATTGCCATAAATGCATCACCTACAAACATAAGGGTATTTTTAATCGTATATCCTAACTTTTCAAAATCAACATTATTAGAAATCATATCTTGAAAAGACTTAAGACCATTTGCAATTAAATTAAGTTGCTCACCAGCACCCTTTACACTCTCGACACCCTTTTGGACAAGGTTTTCATCCCAGCTAAAAATAAACCACCCATCCTCTTGTTCCATTCCACCTATTGAAGCAAAGGCTTCTCCTACAAAGGTAATTGATTTTTTAACAGCACCTGCTAATGTATCCCAGTTAATATTTTGATCAACCATGTCTTGGAATGTTTTAAGACCTGTTGCAATATTAGTAAGTTCTTGACCTGCACCCTTTACAGAATCAATACCTTCAGCAACTTTATTCTTTTCAATTCCAAAAAGAGATCCCATAATTCCACCTGCCTGTACATTACCTTGACTTGCAACCGCAGCAAAAGCTTCGCTAACAAAACCTACGGTATTTGTAACAGCATAACCTAATGTACCAGGAGCATATCTTCCGTTTGCATCAGGTTGTCCAAATTGAACACCACCATCAATTAATGCCTGGAATGATTTAAGACCCTCTGCGATGTCTTTAAGCGCTTTACCGGTTCTCATAACTGATTGGATACCTTCCTGTACCTTATTCTGTTTAACATTAAATAAAGTATCAAAGAAACCACCACCTTGGACATTTCCTTCATTGGCTACGGCGGCAAAAGCAGTTCTAATAAATCCTACTGTGTTTGTAACAGCATAACCTAATGTACCTTCTTCATAATTACCATTACCATCAGGTTGGCCAAAACTAACTCCGCTATCAATAAGAGATTGGAATTCTTTTAGGCCTTTGGCAATATCTTTTAATGCTCTACCGGCGCCTAGCACTGAATTAATACCTTCTTCAACCGCAGTTCTCTTAAATCCAAACATTTGACCAAAGAAAGATGAACTAGGTACCTGTTCGCTTGATCCTGCTAATGCAAATGCAGTAGTAACACCATTTAACATTGTTACCAATTCTTTAGATAACTCATCATTCCATCCAACTTCTTTAAACTTATTAAGACCAAATGATAATGTTGTTAATGCAATACCAGCAGCAGTAAAACCAGCAGCGGCTTCAACCATCCTAACAGCATCGACTGCGCCAGTAATAGCTCCGCCTAATTTAGCAAAAAATCCTTCATCTGCATCGGCATTACCTAAGAATGCTGATTTAATACCAACTAAAGTAGTTGTCATAGCAGAAGCATCATCCTCAGTAAAACCTACTGCTTTAAATAAAGCCAAACCACCAGATAATACAGCTAAAGATATTCCAACTGCAGCAAATGCTGCAGACCCAGCTAATATAAATAATGCCCCAGCACCAGCCGCAGCAAATTCTAAACCTAATGCTAATAGGATACCTGATTGTACACCTACATCTTTCAGAGTCATATCCTCTGTTACCTTGGCAAACGGTAAATATCCAAGACTAAATACAAGTAATCCAAGTCCCATAGCAGCAACCCCTATAGCCCCTTTAATTAATTGACTAGCAAGTAATCCAGCCGCAGCAACAGCAGCTCCGACACCAATTAAAATTGCTGATTGTATACCTAATCTTTCAAGAGTTATATCTTTTGTTACCATTGCAAACACTAGGTACCCAACAGAAAATACTATTAAGCTCAATCCCATAATTAATAAACCAACCGCACCCTTTCTGATTTGCTTATCAAATAATCCTATAAGAGCAAATGCTCCACTTATAAGAACAAGAGTTCCTACCATTGCTAGCAGAATGATTGGGTTTAATAAGATAAATAGAGAAGCTAAAGCAAATAGAACTAATCCGGCACTAAAGAAAACTAATGATCTTCCCATTAATAAAAGAGCTCGGGCACCCTGTCTGATTGGTCTATCAAATTTACCTAATAGTGCAAATGCTCCTGCAAATAATACTACGGTCAGTAATATAACAGGAGCCATAACAATACCTATAATAGAAGCAATTGCAACTACTACAAGCCCTTTTGCAAATTTAATTAATGAGTCACCCATTAGGCCTAATGCATCGGCGCCTTTACTTATCACTTTACTTTTCTTTCCTATCATTTCAAATGTAGGAAGTAATATCTTTAATGTAGCTTTAAGTAAAAGAGCACCTACATATCCTGGTATAAGTAAGAATGCAGCCGCAGCCAGCCCTCTTGCAAATTTACCTATGTTTGCTGCTATTTTTTCAAATGCTTCTGACCCTTCTTTAATCTTTTTTGTATCTAAATCATCAAAGACAGCCATTATTTCCTTAATGGTTGATGAAAATTTTCTAATAGCACCTTTAGGTACTAGCATAAAAGTTAATAGACCGAACGCTAAAGAAGAAGCACCACCACCTAACATTTTGATGGCTTCTGCTCCTTCTTTAAGTTTATCTTTATCCATAGGTTTACCTCCTACGGATATTGCACCATTTTTCGTATTTGTAGCAATCTGTTTTAATAAATCTGTCTGTACTTGTAATTCGGCTACAATTGCTTGACTTAACTGCCCACTACTTCCACCGGCAACAGCAGCAACCACAGCATCTAATTTTGATGCAGTTTCTTCAGTCGACTTTGCTATCTTGGTTAGAGGATCCATAAGATCCTTTAAGGTTCAGCCGTTACCTTCTAGGACCGCTTTAGCAGCAAGACCAGTTGCGCTAGGAGTAGCATTAGTTCCTCCGTTTAACTCAACATATCCACCTGATACACCGTTTGTAGAAAGAGCAACTAAGATGTTATCTACCGCTTCTTCCGTTAGGTCACAGTTATATGCATTTACATCATAGCCGCCATTACCTAGAGGTTGACTGCTATCAATAATTATCTCGGTTAAATCTGTATTTCCATTAAGATCAAATCCAGTTAATGAAGGTAACATTGATATGTCAAGACTACCTGCAATAAGAGATTGGTCAGCATCAAAAAATTCAAGATTAACTAATCCTACAAGATCTGGGAATCCACCTGAAAAATCACTATCGTCTACACGAAGCTCAATTAAATTATAGCAACCTGATAAATTAACAGAAGTTAATGATGGTGTGTTTGTATCAACAAGATCACAGTCACTTATATCAATATATGTAAGGTTTGTTAAACCAGAAAAATCTACACTTTCTAACGCATTATAGTCTGCCCTAAATTCTTGTAAATTAGCAAGGGTTTGTAAACGTGATATTGACTTAATAGGTGCATCACCATCACCAGGAAAATTTAATTGTAAGATTTTTAGAGGATCATCAAAGTATACTTTAACTGTGTAATCGCCAATCTCATCATATGTATGGTTTTCGCTGTAATAGCCACCACCACCTGAATCCACATGTACATTACCATCACCCCATTCAATTGTAAATTCAATAGGTTCACCAGTAGAAGTAAAATCAAATTCAAAGTAAGTACTGTCAAAGGTATTTACTACAAATTCCAATGAAGGTGTTCTACCACCCCCACCGCTACTTGAGTCTCCGGTTGCAGCAACAGCTGACATATTTCTAACCGCTTCTTGTAATGCCTGTGTTCTAATTTCAGAAAAAGCAGCCTGGCTCTTTGCCTGAATATCTTTAAGAATTTGTTGTCTATCCATTATCTTTTGTCTTTATTTATATATTTAGAATCTTGGCATACTTATCTTAGGCATAGAAGGTTGCTTATAACTAGACATATTTTTATTCATATTGGTAGCATTTTTCTGCATTCCAGCTATGTTATACTTATCTTCAGCATCTTGATTTTGTTTCTTTTCTTCATCATTACGTTCTTTAATGATGTCATTATAGATTTCAAGAGTATACTCAAATTCATAATATGGAAGCATGTCCAGCTCGGTAGGCTGAACATGCAATTTTTCCATAAGTAATACCCTGATCTTATAGAAGTTCAGAAGAGATATCTTGAATAATGAACAGAGATTTGATTCCGCCGGGAAAGGAAAGCGGAACTGTGACCTCCGCGCCACAAGATTGACATGGGTAAACAAATTCAGGCTTAATACCTATTTTCATTTTTTCCACCAATCTAAAAATTATTGAATATTTACCAGAATCCCATCCTTGGAATGATGTCATAGCAGAGAAGATTTGCTTTTCATCAAATCCTCGCCATTCTCTTTGCACATAAGGAAGTATACCAAGAGAAGATTTATCCCACGATTTATTTTCTTCCTCTCTCTTTCTTGCCCAATCAGTAATAGCTCTCATAACACCAATTGTAGGTGGTGCTAATACTAATTCACCGTGGCTTTTGGTTGGAATAGTGTAGCATTTATTTACAGAATCATAATACTTTTCAATAAGATCATCTACTTCATTAAACTGAAGATTGGCTGTTTTTAATTCTACACTATCCTGTGACTTACATGAACCTGAAGTACATTTCTTTTTACCTACTGGCATCATTAATTTAGCTTCACCATTTTTGAATGTAAGCTCTCTGATTGAAAGTAAAACATAAATACGGTCTTCTTCAAGAATATCACGATATGATCCTCTTTGGTTACCGTACATAATTTTAGTACAGCCTACAAGAATAGAATTTAGTTTTTCATCTACGTCTCTAATGTTTTCTTCATCGATTGTAGAGAAATCTCTAATCTCACCAACTCTTGCAGCTCTAATATGAATTTCAAAATCTTCACGATAAAATTTACCAGCAGAAGGAAGATTTCCTAAATCTAACTTCATATAACCGGTTAACTCCTGAATTCTTCTAATCTCAGGATCGTCTGGTGAAGTAAGTCCCATCCCTTTGGTTGGATCAACTTTACCTAAATTTGTAATTTTACCATCATTAACTACTGTTGCTGGTTGAATGCCTTCTGCTGCTTCAAACTCTTTTTTGATATTTTCTTCGTGATTACTCATGTTATTTGTTTTTTGTTAATTGTTTTTCTGGTGTAGTTTCTTCTACAATATGTTCAACAATAATGTTTCTAACATATCTTGAGATAGGAATTGGCCTAATACCAGATTCCATTGATTTTTGAATGATAATAGTATTTAAGTTATCTTCATCCTCAGGTGTTAAAAGAACTTGTAATTTTTTTGTCAATTTCTTTTTTTGAGGAATCATTTCCTGTACGCTTTCATTATATCCAAATTTAGGATTGTCAGATTTGAATTTTTTAATCCAAAATTCAACCCGGTCCATTACAATACCTAAAGATTCTTCTTCATCAAATCTTTCTAACACATCTCTCTTAAAGGATGTTGTGCCAAAATCCTTTACGGCTCTCTTAATGTATTTTCCGGTACCTAAATTATTAGGATTATCATTAACTGCATATCCCACATAGGTTTTCCCATTGGATATATTTTCTACTTTAAATATAATCATGATCTATAGATTATGTATTCTATATTATATATTAGAGATAAGACAAAAAAACTGGCCCTAAGGCCAGTTTTTGTTAAATGTTTAGATTTAGTTATTTGGAGCTCCAACGTTTTCTTCAACCCAATGGTCACAACGATAAGTCATTGATAACTGGGCAGCATCGGCTGTTCCATAATCAAGTGCATCAATAAAATCAGGTGCACCAGTTGGGAAGATGTCCTTACAAGTAATCTTTCTGAAGATATCCCCTGCACGGTTATATTGAACAATGATCATGCTTCCTACATAGTCTTTCTTTAATCCCATTTCACCAGTCAATGGATCGTAGATTAATTTATACCAGTTTCTCATGGTATTGTAAATGTAGTTTTCATTTGCATCATTTAGATTCAGTGTAAACGCGATAGTAAGATCTACGAAAGTCTGACCAGGCATACCTGCAAAAGAACGATCTGCAAATTTATATTTTTGACCAATTGCATCTACTGAAGGATTTAATGCATTTAAACCTCCAACAGATATAACATGTTCAAGGATCAAACCAGTATCATCACCATTTGGGGTAAAGAGTGTTACCTCAAATAGGTTAGGCTGAATAGGTTCGTATCTGTTATTACTTGCCCTTGATTGAGTGTAATGTGGTAATGGCATAGTTTAACTTATTTTTTTATTTATTCTTTCTTTATTTCTTTTATTGGAAGTTTCCTGAACTAATTGCTCCAGTTCTTAAAATAGTGGTTCTTTGAACCAAAATTTCCATTCCTCTTACTGGTTCAATATAAGTATCTAGGATACCAACATTTTGATCAATAACTTCCGGCGTATTATTAGTTTCATCCATTACGTTTCTGAAGTCATATACACCATCATCGTTTTGGACCGTTGATAAGAAGTTATCAGCAAGAGTTTTAATTTCCAATCTTGTTTGAGCAGTATTGAACTCAAATAAGTAATTCTTAAGAATTGCCTCAATACCATCCTGGATGTAAATAACAACCTCTCTCACATTAATTGAACTTAATGCAGATTTAGGAGTTTGTTGAGCAGTTTTATTTGCAAAGATAGTTGGACCAGTTCCACTTTGGAAAATGATTGGATTCAATCCAAATGGTTCTAAGTATTCTCTATCTGATAGGTCAAGATTAATTTCTAATCCTACCACACCAGTTCCACCTACAACACCTCTACGAACACCTGCAACCAAAGACCAAGGTAATGCATTTTCATACTTTGCAATAAAGTTATTTGATACATAAGCAGCAGGAGGAACGTTAATGTTCTTTCCTAAATCCCTTACAGTAATAAAAGGATAATAGAATCCACCCCAGCTTCCACCTTGAGTAGATGCAGGCAATGAGTATCTAACTGTTGGGTTCTTAGAAAGATCACCACCTGTAGAAATAAATCTAGATGATAAGGCTCCAGTTGCATCCACGAATGAAGGGTCTACGTTAGCCTTAAAGTCTTTTGCAGAAGGTGCATTAATAATTGCAAATGCATTCTTTCTAGTTTGACATAAGTTAGTATAGATTGACTTAGATCCACTTTCAATACCGTTTCCAAAAGTATCAATTAAGTAACGGAAGTTAATAGTTTCTCTATCAGTTAATGCTTTAAATAAATTTGTTCCACTTAATGTTCCATTAAGAATAGCATTCTGACGATCATTGGTTCCGTTAGGTACGTGTTTATTAACATCCAATACAAATCCGTCAAGAGTAAAGATGTTTAGGTAATCAACCCAAGTATCAATTGGGTAATAAAGTTCAACCTTCTTAATAGAATTTACAGTAGTAACGTTAATTTCAGATTGACATGTCACAAGTAATGCAGTAGTTCCTACTGGGATAGTAGGGAATTCATTATTCGTTTTACCACCTTGAACTTGATTAATTCTAGTTAATCTAGAGTGAGGTACTGAAACATTACCTTCAAAATGTAAAAGATAATTTCCTACAACCACAGTAGAAGCATCAGGGTTAGTTGATGCAATAAGTACCTGGTTAGGTTTAAGAAGTGGTTCAGTTGAAGAATCTGATATAATATCGATTGAACGATTAAGAGATCCTTTAAGTGTTTGGATATCTAACGTGTTTAATCCAACAGAGCCTCCGTTTGAATTTAAGAAGTATCCTGTACCGCTATCCATATTAAACTGAGATCTTGGAGTAACGTTTACAAAAGTATCTTGTTGATAAGGAGTTATTCTAACACCTGGTATGTAATATGCAGGGTCAGAGATTGCAAACTTAGTACTTACAGTAGCAGGTACACCAGTATGAATAAATCCGTAACTAGTAGCATTAAATACTAGGTAAGATGTATATTCATTACCAGAGATTTCCCATACTGCTTCATCACCATCAGTAAGAGTTCCGTTAGAGAATGAACTGTAAAGAGCACTTCCGTAAGAACCAATGATATTAGCATTAGTATTTGAAGTTTCAAATTCATGAACGGTAAAACCTAAGTCTTCTTCATTTACATAAGTATATGTAGTTCCTAATGATGTTGGAAAATCACCAGATACAATTCCACCTACTCCTGATAAAACAACAGTAACAACGGTATTGGTAACATTCACAGAAAGTACAGGAACATACTTATTGCTAATTGCACCTTTAATGTAAGAACCTACTGTTGTAGGAGAGTTAGCAGACATACTTGCGAATGCATCATATAAAGGATTACCCGCAGATCCAATTACTGAGATCTGAATATTTCCTCCTGTTAAAGTATTAACAGATACTATGTCACCTGTTGCAATAGTTGCTAGGTTTACACCTTGTGCAGCTCTTGCATAAGGAAGGTCAGCCACAATTGCTTCGCTATATGAAAGGAAATTAACATCATCCTGAATACCAGTAGCCTGAGTATATTCGATGTTATGTCCAATTAGGTCAATACCACCTTTTACACCATCGATTAGAAAATCTCCACTGAAGAGATCTTCATTCACAGCGCAGAATAATCCGGTTGTAGCAGTATCAGCATTGATTAATTTCTCAATGAATAAGTTATTACCAAGTAAATCTACAAAATCAGGAATTAAACATGCAGTGTAAGTTGCAATTAGGTTTACTTCTGATTCATTAAAGAATTCTTGTAATTTAGTATCGGTTGTGTCAGATGCAAATTTCTTTCTCTCAATACCTTTAGTTGGATTAAAATATTGTTGGAATGTAGGATCGGCAGTAAATCTGTCATAAGGTGTAGCAGAACCGAAGTTTCCACCAAAGTTACCTTCAATGACAAATACATCTACCATAAAGTCAGAGATTAAACTGT